AGTAAGAAATTTAGCTATAGACTCGTCTAACTCTCTAGGAGTATAAGTGGGAGTGTTGTATAAAGATTCATAAGGATCTCCAGGCAACATTTCATCTTTATTTTCATTACTCATTTGGTTAATTGTTTTTCCAATTTAGTTATTCTTTTATTTGATACATAACTAGGTATAATTGCTATAACATTACCATCTTCATCCAAAATATCGTATGTAGATTGATTCTTAATAGTAACTACACCCCCCTTTTTGAGTTTGTATGTTTTATCCTTTGTTTTAACTATTGAATAAGATTTCTTACCCATTCATTTAAATCAGTTATTGTTCTATCTACACCATAATATTTTATATAATCACTTATATCTTTTAGATCATAATCATTATCTGGTATAAATAGTTTAGTTAAATTAATTTTTTCAGCATGGTATTTACCAGCTCTATCGTTATCAAAATTTAGTATAACATGTTTAAATCTACGTTTTAATAAATTTAGAAACTCTTCCTCTATTTTGTGACCTTCTCCCTGACTAGCTATAGAATTATATCCTAAAACATCAAATACCATAACATCTTTATGGCTTTTTGTAATAATAAGAATATCGCCAATCCAAGGTAATTGTTCATAGCCAGAATACATGTATCCTGGAACATTGGATATAAACTTAAGATCTTCACTTTCAGGGCAATATATTTTTCTGTAACCTCTACCAAACTCATAGGAAAAAGCTGGTTGTTTTACTCTTATTTGTCGATTATTAACAAACAAATGGGATATAGGTAATACCTTATATTTCTTAAGAATATCTTTTGTTATAAAGTACTGTTCCCAATACTTTAATGTAAGATCGTTCCAAGATAGATATCTTATACTTATTTGTGTTACATCTCGACGTTTTAAACTTTTAGTTGGTATTTTATCTCTACTAGCATTCTTTATATAAAGGTCATTATAAACCTTATCTACTGCCTCTTTAAAAGTTATACCATATCTGTATTGAATAAATTGCCAAACATTAATAGTTTTATAACCGAAATCCTTTAGCAGTAAATCTCCATTTCTAGAAAAGAATAAATTAGCAGAAGGATTACCCTCATCTCTAAGTGGTGAAATGAATAGTTCTCCAGGTCTTACCTCAAATCCAAGGTAATAATACCAAATTTCTTCCTGTGGTATTTTAGAAGTTATAAACTCTGGAGTTATTACATCTGGTTTTATTTCATACATAATAAAAAGGGGATAGGCTATTAACCTATCCCCGTGGTTTATTTAATATGTTATAAGTTTAAAACGGTAAGTCATTAGTAGTATCAGGCATTGATACTGCTGCTGAAACAGATTCTTCAGATGAAGGTGTAGATCTAGTGATCTTATCATATGAAATGTTTAAAACTATAGAAGATTTTTCCTTAGGTACATCCATAGACTCGATAAAATTACCAAATCGTGGAATATCTAAATAATCATTCTTAGTATAAACAGTTTTCATACGCATTTTCTTGCCTTCATACTTACCTTTCATTTTAGAGATAACAGCCATAGCAAAATCCCTATAACTATTTACATTACTAATGATAGCTTCATCATCAGACATATATTTAGTCATAATATGCTTAATTTGGCGATTAAACTCATCAAAAGCCATTTGTACAGCCTGGTCATCGCTGATAGGCTCACCCTTCTTGGCTTTAATAGTTTGGTTATCTCTTGTGTGATTTCTAGGATATTTCTGGTTCATTTCGATTACCTTTGAAGGATCTACTTCCCAGAAAATTTTCCTAAAAGTCCCACCATTACTAGAACTAAAAGTAAAAGTTAATACATCCTTTCCACTACCATCAGTTTTAGAGTTCTCAAACGCTATGTTTGATAATTCTGTATTATCTGAAATTCCTGCCATAAACATTGGCCTCCCGCTATCTGCTTTTACTTCTGCTGTTCCGTACATCTTAATTTAAATAATTTAAAATCTGGTTAAAAACTACATTTGAGTCATTGGGGACACTTATTACATCCTCCCCAAAAATGTCAGGTGGACACTTGGATGATGAGTCTTGCTCATAGAGATTAAAGAAATACTCAGGACGCCCATTTTCCCTTTGTTTGCTAGTACCATATAAAACAACGGTGAACTCTTTTTCCAGAACCCCTTCCCATTGTTTACCCATGACCTTAGCACGTTTTTCCATAATCCCCTCTATACCTAAGATTTCGTAATGTCCAGTCACAAATACTTCTTTAGGTATACGTTTAATTAAATTGATAAATTTATCAATCTCCTCATTGTAAAATGAAAAGATATCAAAACCTCTCTTTGTTCTCCTAGCTAGTCGCATTAATATATCCATATAAGCGGATATACTATCTATTACTATACAATTAATCTCAGGATTAGTAGCATATTCTATTAATACCTTCTCAATTGCAGCTAAATCTTGTGCCTCTGCAAGATTTTTACCACTAGGTCTAAAATGATGTTTAAAAGTATTCTTAAAAGGTAACGGCTTATTCTCTACATTTATAAATCCTGTAGTTTCAGGATTCATATTTCTAAAAGAGTAAGTTTTTCCTTTTCCCGATTGGCTTAGAATAAGTATTTTATAAAAATCTCTATTCAATTAACTTAACTTTGTGGTGAAGCAGCTTGTGGCCTAGTTGTAATACTCCTAACCTTGTCTTGAATTTCTTCAACAAGTTTATTGTACTCATTAACTGTTAACTCTTTGTCTGTTCTGACCATCCTAGATCTTAAGATATAATCAAAACATTCTACTAAATTTTTACATTTAATCAATACTGTATGACCACCCGTATCATTAGGCTCGCACACCTCAAAGTGTTCCATTTTTACATTCACAAAGAATGTATCGAATAATTCCTTATCCTTTATAACCATACTATTTTAATTATTTTCCTACGTACTCTTGTAATTGTTGATAATTTTTGAGCCTTGTATCTGATTTTCTCAATGGTTTCGAGTAGAGTAAGGTATATACTATCCTACCAGGAATGTTCCCTCTGTATATATTTACAATCTTAAATCCTAATGATATCAATAATAAAATATCTTTATCATTAGTATTATTAAGATTAGAAATTATAGAAACATTTGTAATATCATCAATAATTTTAGTAATAACTTTAGTTTTTAAGTATTTTCTTAAATTATCGTTTCCACAATCAGTGTGATCGTTAACTTTATCCATACTTAATTCCCACATAGAACATGTAGATGATAAACTATCTGGACTTACAATTTCTGAAAGTTCTTCTATAAACTCATCTTCATCTCTAAAACCTTCTTCATCCAGACATTCTTTTAATGCTTTTCCTTCTTCCTTAGATAGATTCATAATTTATCGTATTTACGTTTGGTAATTCTTTAAAGTAATTTACTGCACCATTAAAATAAAGATGTGTATTAATAAAACCAGAACCTCTCCTATTAAGCAATACAGATAATTCTCTGTAGTTATCTCTCAATTTGGTTATATCATAACCAGGAGAATTTAATCGTTGTGGGTAAGTCTCAATACCATATCTATGAGGTGCAAACAATCCAAGCATAATATCACAATCTCTACCTGTAAGTTTATTATCACCTAAACCATCTGGAGATGGTCTAAGTTTATCGATAATACTCTTACCAGAGGTAGTAAATTGTTGTTTTTCTTGGTCTGCAGCCTGTTGTTGAACATTAACTACAGTATAATTCCATCTATCACGCATTCTAAGACAATAAGAAGATGAAAATCTACTCATTGTTTGATGTAGTGTTTCACCCTTTTCAGGAGTTAACAAACTAACGTGATCTGTAATAACTATTACATATTCATTAGGATTATTAGGTACATAATGAGATATACTTAAAAGTGCCTTTTCCCTGACTTCCACATTGGGATGGTTTATATAGTCATAGGAGACTATACCACCATTTTTATCATAGTAAACACCATTTTTTTCAGCATACTCTCTTACAAATCTATATATTCCATATGGATTACGTATGTTATCTATATAGTGTACAGTTGTTAGAAACTTATCAAAGTAACCTTCATAAGATTCTATCAATTTTTCATGTTCATCAGATAATATCCTACCTTTAAAGACAGAATCTATATCTTGGGGATCAATTACGTGATTGGTATCTCTAAATATTCTATGAGTTATAGCTTGTTTAAGCTTTTCTTCAGCACTCATTTCTAACGAAAAGTAGAATATCTTGAGAGACATATGTTTATTAGCAGGTGAATTTATAAATTCATACGGTTCGTATAAATAAAGAAAATCAGCTAATTGTGTCTTACCAACCTTACTATTTGCAGTACATATTATATATCTACCTTTTTGTATACCTGGTATAACAGTGCTAAATCTTTCAAATGTCCAGGGGATACAAGTATATCCCCCAGACAATCTAATTTGCTTGTTCTCCTTGGCTTGATGTATTATTCTATTAAATAAACTCAATTAGTTTAAATCCTCCTCCATCCCAGTAGATTTGTTACCAGGCCTACTATTAGATGTACGATTTTTAAAACTTTCACATAAGGCAGATAAGTTACTTACACCATTCTTCTCTATTAAATATGCAGCTGTTTGCATAAATTTATAACCTTGAAAGAAGTGATAATTTACATATTCTCTAGTGGCATTTAAAATTAGTTCATATGAAAAACTTGGATTATCCTTTAGGAATTTTCTCATTTTTCTAGTACAACTTTGTTTATCACCACGAAATGGATAGTTAGCAGAGTTATTCCCAGCAGGAAATATTCTTCTATAATCATCTACAAATTTATCAATATTCTTTTCAGGTTTAAACAGATCATTTAATGGATTGAATTCTTTTACAAATTTATCAGTTAAGTTTAATGTTCCAAATGATAGATACCCTTTATTTGACAGATCTTCTAGTTGTGTTTTATCTACTACTCCTACAACTCTATCTACCTCTTCTGGTGCCAACATTGTGTTAGCCCATAGATATAAATACTGAGTTGCACTCAAATCTCTAAGATTGTCTAAATTAATGGTTATAATCAATTTATTTTCCTAACCCTCCAAATTCAAAATCTTCATCATCAGGATCTATTTCCCGAAAATCAACATCTTGTATATCCACAATTGAATCTAACTCAGCTTCAACTGATTCACAGTAAGGACATTCTTCAAACTCCTCACCATTCCACAATTGTCGAGAATTCTCACAATTTGGACATATAAAATTACCTGTTTTTATAGCCATAAAATCCTAATGTTCTTTGTTGAATTAGTGCATCAACTTCTTCACAAAATAACCTAGTTTTAGTAGGTTTCTTGCCTCTGCGGTTTGTGATAATGGATCGTGAAGTCTCTGTTAAGCTCACGTTTTCTCTGATTGATTCTTTTTTTTGCATCTCCCTCTCTTAAAGGTGTATTATTTACCACACATGATGCAAAGATACAACATATGAAGGTAAAAAGCAATAGTATTGAAATATTTTTTCTCATTGAATATCAATCTGTTACAGCTCCACAAACAGTACATTTGTACTTTATAGGGCGTTGTTTGTCAAGGCTATTGAAAACCCTGTTATTTTTACCATGAAGTCTATCCTGAGATTCATGAGTACATTTACATTTTTTAACTTGACTTGGCATAATGATAGAAATTATACTGGTATAGCAGGTGAATCTTCTTTTACTCCACTATCTTTCTTAGATGTAGAGTAATAATCATAAAGAAAGTCAATAACATTTAAACCATGTTTCCTCTTCAATTCAAAATAGGTGTGGATTAACTTATTGGCATCTTCAAAATTATTATTAACTAATTTATCTACTAGAATTTCTAAACAGAAATAATAATAGTCAGTACTGTAGACCAATTTATCACCTTCAAATATATGTACTCTACATGCACTACCAGTAGATAGGAACATAGATTTAATTTTTGGTAATGCAAATGTAGTCATTTCTTTCAAACGCTCTACTTGTGAACTTGTTAAAATATTCATGATTTTTTGTGTATTTGACTAATTATGATTTAGTATATTAATAATCGTCATCGTCCTCACCATGTATATCAGAGTAAGTTAAGTCACCCTCATACATAAAAAGATTTACACGATTATCTGTTTTTGGATTAGTAACTTGGGTAACAGATTTAAATCCAATACCTTCTAAAATTCTAGATACTTGATTACACTCTATATGAATGGTAATAAGAATATTTCTTGTATCCATATCAATGATTTGATCTAGTATACTATTATGTGTAATATACTTAATTACATCTTCCATTGGGATAACAGAGTGGTAATAAAAATCATATAAGTAATACCCACCACAAAAACCTTCCATTTCCTTAAAAGAGAAACTAAATGGAGTTAATCTTACTCCATTACGAGAGTTAGTACTCATAGAAAATTTATTTCCATCTAGTTTGTGGTCATATTTATACTCAGAAACAGTTGGTTTTAAGATTTTTGGACTTTTTTGAGTAACAGACATAGTTAAGCTGTTTTAAATAATTTGTAATGTAATTTAGACATCTTAAAGTTAACACGATTTAGTATATTTTCATGATTATACAAATCTACAACTAAAAGTAATCTAGTTAAAACATCACCAATTTCATTTTCTATCTTTTCATCAGTTTCATGAGTTGGATGTAGGAATTTCTGTATAAGTTCTGCAGACAATTCACTACATTCTTCAGCTAATTTTAACATTAGCATATCTCTTAAAGACTGATTATCTTTAGAATGGAGAAATATAGTTTCAGTTTTAGTTAGTAAATCTTCTGTTAATAACTTTTTAAATAATGTATCCATGGTTAAAATGGTAAGTCTGCAGTAGATTTAGCTACTTTTTTGACTATTTCTAGATTATTAGTTTTATAATCCTGCATAAAAACTAATGCTTTAAATAGTATAAGATTCATCATAGATCCATTAGTACTTACATAACTAGTATTACTAAGAATATATTTAGAGGTAAATACACTTTTAAAAGTTTCTTGAGTTGCATTAGCCTCTTTTACATCAAATAGTATTAAAGGTTGCATTCCCACTGTAGATAAAGGAGGGATCATAGTTGTTAACTTAGTAGAAAGAAATTGTATAAATGAATCAAACTCACCGAAAAATATAGCAATTTCTTCTGCATTATATCTATATAGAAGTGCATTTATATATCCAAATACAGCTAATTGACAATTACCAGTAGACGCTGTATTGTATATAATACTAAAATCACCATTTCCAAATTGAGCGGGACTTTTAGAAACTACGAAAATACCAGAAGAGCCGACAATTACTTTATCACATTTTTTTATATTATCTAAAATTACATTTTTCATTAAAATTCTGTATTTTGATTTGTTAGTTTACTAGATTCTCTTTCACCACGTATTACATAGATAGCTTGTTGAAGTATATTACAAGCCTCATTCAGTCCAGCTCTGTCATCTAAATAGATGTTACATAGTGGTTTACCTTTTTCTCCGTAAGGTAAGCTTATAGGATTTTTATTTATAGAGGAGACTATAATACCAACTGAAGAGCAGTACTCTAATATTTCCCTATGTCTATCAGGATTACAGGCTGTATGAATTACTATATATGCACCTGTTTTAATAGCCTCCCTAACTAGGTTGATAACTTCGTTACAAGTAGATTGCTCATTAAACATATAAGGAGCTATAGTATCATCAAAATCTACACCTATGATAATTTTACCATGTTGACGCCAGTTATTCACTAGCCTATCAACATATTCTGACGTAACTTTCATTTTCTAAGTATTTAATTTTTTACGTATTTCATCCAAAGTAGTTTTCTTTACTAGATATCCATCTTTGAATACAGTAGTGAGCAACCCAGTTTTTTCCTCTTCCCATGTTTGTTGATCTTCAACACCTATAGTATCCACAAAAGGATTTCTATTGTTCACACCAGCACCTTCTATAACTTTAAGTAAACCTTTTTTAGATTTCTTCTCACCATCTGATGTAATAGGATCTTTAAAGATTTCTCTCGGTTCTACTGTTATATCTGATGCACCAGTACCTGTCAAAGATGTATTTTTTATGTGGGTAATCTCTCCATAAGTAGCTTTCATAGCAAAACCGAAGGTATCTCTGGTATTATATTGATAAGTATAACTACCTATACCAAATACAATATTAGTAGATGCGAATCCTTTAGATTTAAGTCTTTCACATATTTGAGTAGCCCTCTCTATAGTAATTGAATCACCATAAATAGCTCCAATATGAGGATCAAGTACTTTATAACCTTGTTCATTTACAGTACCTCCAAAGATATCCCACAGTAATTCTATTACACCTTTTCTTGGTGCAAGTTTATCTTTAGGTAATGTGGAGGATATAATTCTTTTCAAATGTATACCGCAGATAATATCTACAGGATCACCTGAATCAGGTCTAATTACCAACTTACCATTTCTTGCTAAAACTTCATCTTTTATATGAGGTAGATAAACTGTAAGTACATCCCAAAGATTCCAAGTATCAGATACTACTGATAGAATACCTTCAGGATAAAGCTTTAAAAGCCTCCTAAATGTATCTATCTCAGCCTCTTTAGTACCCATACACATAACAGAATGTTCAGTTGCAGGAACACTTGCTCCTATTAAACCTTCTGCGTTATAAGACGTTTCAAGTTGATAAATGGCAGGTATAGTATCAGTACCAGTAAAAGAAGTAAGATGGCCCATACCACTGAGAATAGCAGATTCAACACTTGACATACCACGCATACTAAAGTCATGGCCTTGCCAGTTAACAAATTCGATGTTTTTTTCATCTGTTTCTAATGCATATTTTGTTAATATCTTTTTGTATTCATGTGCTATAGTTGCACTAGTTATAGGTTGCCACAACATGCAACTCAATAAAGTTTCAAGATAGTTAACAAGCCAAGCAAAATCAGGGTGAGTATTAGTAATAGTCAACATAGGAACTCCTATAGGACATAGTGTACCTTCATCTAAAGCCTTAATTTCAATAGGTAGATAACCTAAATCCCATAAAGCTTCAATATGCTTAGTATCTACAGGACAATGACGTTGATACTGATTAAGTATCATATTTTTTACTCCTAAAATTGCCCTATCTTTATAGAAGAATTCATCATTAAATTTCTTAATGAGGTACTCTACTATAAAATGCTGTATACCAAAAACAACTACTTTATCTACACCGTTCATACGTGATTTACGGGGTGTAAAATTAGAGTATAATTTGGTCATATTATCAGGATACATACGAGTGTGATGTATCTTGTAAAAATCTGTTAATAGTAATGTATTCATAATTACTTATTTAGAATTTCTACTATCGTTTTAATCTTTTTTTCTTTAGATATCTTTTTGTTATCTAAAGCATCTAATATTGTTGCAACTTTAAGTATATCATCAGAATATTCCTCCAATCCTAATGATTCACACATAGAAATTTTATCATCAATTTCTTTAATATCTGTTCTTAATTGATCCCTCTCTTTTTTTAGAGATTCTAATGTATTACCTACCAACACACAATCATAGGCTGCTATATTATTTCCACAGAATTCTATAGCTAAGTCTGTACCAGAATTATGTGGACACGTTTTTTTAAGTGTAAATACCTTTCCAACAGGATAATTATGACTATTAGAACAGGCTATAACTTTTAATTTTGTACCAGGTTTTAACCCTCTAAAGGTTGCTAATGCTTTCATAGATATAAGTTTTTTTAAAATTTTATGTGTTAATAATTAATCAAAGTTTATATAAAAGACAGATACAATCTTATCATTATGCCCTCTGTAGGAATATGCAAATCTCCAAGGTGTAAATAGACTCCACCATCTAGATACATTTAAAGATATCTGAACTGTTTTTACAGTACTTACAATTCTAACTGGTTTTTCCTCTAAATACTTTATAATAAGTAATTGTAAATCAGATTTACTTAATTTTCGTAGTGAATCCTCAAATAACCCATGTAAGGTTATAGAAGAACATACTCCAGGCATTCCACTTATTGAAGAAAATGCCTCATTCTTTAATACTTTATAATTTGGATGTTTCATAGTTAAAATATGTTAAACTGTTTGAATGTTTTACCAGGACAGATCATAGGTGATGTCTCATTATTTGTAGATACAATTATATCTCTGTAACTATTAGTACAATAGATACCATCAAAATATTTAGATAGCTCTGAAAATCCTTTTGAGAATATACCATGAGTTACTATTAAGTAAACTTTAGGTTTTGTCGAGAAATCACCGTTATTTAGATGTTTTGCTATGTTAATAAATGTAGCTCCACCATCACAAATATCATCTATTATAATAAAATCTTTTTCCCTAAAATCAGTATTTTGATAGGGAACATTAACCTTAGTTAAATTACCTTCAGTATCTCTCTCCTTACTACAAGTAATGATATCTCCTGTATATTCTATCTGTTTAGCCAGGTTATAGATTTTATGACTTGCTCCAGCATCTGGGGATATCAAAATTGAACTTGTATTTATTTTAAACCTATCACCGTAAATACTATAAGATACATTTTTTACAAATGTGGTATTATCTAGATTAGTTAAGTTATTGATACAAGCCGCTGCTACATGAGAATGTACATCTAATGTAAATACTTTATGAAAGTTTTGTGCGTTTAGGATAGGCGCTATAACGTCTACCAAATACGAGTTCTCGTTTAGAGAGAATTGACGATCTGATCGGGCTCCTAGGAGGTATGGTATGTATAGACATATCTTTTCTACTTCTAAACGTCTTAATGATTTTACTGTGCATATGATTAGTTCTAAGTCTTTAAATGAGGTAAATCGTGATTTAATTAATACTGGATAAGAACCACTTAAATGTCGTGTGATTTTTACATTTTGCTGCCCATCTGGGAATCTAGAGATTGTTACACCAGAGATATGATCTGGTTTAGTAAGATCTATAGTTATATAATTATGGAAATTCATTTTTTCAAACATTTTTTTAAGTAGTTTTGTATTCTACTTATATATGTGTACACACTTCTTCTTGTAACACCTATTTTTTTAGCAATTTCAGCGTTAGAATATCCTTCTATCTTTAATAACAGACAGGTTTTTGATAGATCTTTAGATCTAGATCCAGAATAATTATTAATTAACTTTAAAATTTCTTTTACAGTTAATGATTCTTCCAGATTTATATCGGAAGTTGGGTGAAATTCTTCAGGTAAGGTAGTTAGATCCATGTGGTGTAATCCAGTTCTATAAGTTTTACGAACAGCTGATGTATCGTGAAAATTTAATGTCTCACGATAGACATTTGTAGCTAAGAATTTCTCCATATTTTCTATTTCACCTAATTCCTTTGAATTAAATAATCTAAAAAAAGTATTTTGAACTATATCCTTAGCATCTTGAACTCTATGGTGTCGTATTACACCAAGTTTATTAGTTTTTGTATTATAGTTAGATGATGTAAGCATAGTATTTTTTATTGCTATACTTAACATCATCTTTCTATAACCCTCAAATTGTTTAAGTTGAATATCTCTTAGAGATTGTTCCAATTACCGCTTTTTACTAGTTCTCCACCTATTTGTTTTACATCTTCCTCATATTTTAGAAATATTTCACATGTATGATTGGATATATCAATTTCTTCAACATAGTAACCAGCCCCAAGTTCCATATTTTTTATAGAACTGTATATATATGGATCAGTGATTTCTAGGATGTCTACCTCAATAGTATCATCTAAATCTCCTGATTCCACAGCTGCTGGATACGCTCCAAGATTGTAGAGTTTGTAACCGTTAATTTTATGTGTTTCAATATGGTTTATAAAGCCTGGAAAAACATCATTAAATCTTTTGAAGTTATAATGACCAGGCCTTAATGAACCATAAACTGCAATGTATTTCATTTATTTTTAATAGCTCTATACTTAACAGTTTCTTCCCCCTTAAAACTTTCCTTAAATGGAAAAAATCCTCTTTTTACTGTATCAATACTTTCTGAGAATTTTTCAACATCGTAGGTAATTAAGGTACCTTTTAATTCTGGGAATACTCTAGTAAGAACATATTCCTTTTCTTTTAAATCAATAGGTAATTCTTCATGGTTAGGTTTAACATAATCTTCATGAGTTACCCAATCTAAAGATTTCATAAGTAACATACCTACAATAAATACGATAATATAAGCTTTAAGTTGTTTCATTTATGCGTATTTTTTAAACTGTTCAAATGGATCATTAATTCCAGAATCTTTATGATTGTACATTCCACCACGAGAGTCTCCCAATGATACGAAATTAAGTATAAAGAAAGCTGTTAAAAATATGAAAATAAATACATTTACTCCTACATTACCAAAGATAGAAGCTATAATTCCACTTACTAGAGATATAGAAAATAGAGACAGTGGAAATGGATAATTATACAATAATCCTACTAATCTTCTGAAGTATGTAAAATCATTACCCCATTTAGCAACTGGGATAAATATATCTTCCAAATCCTTATTATACTTATTGGGGTTGTAAAATAAGACAAGATCTTTTGGTATAACTTTTAATGTAAAGTTACTAGCTGGGGCTAATATAGATAGGCAATTTTTAAAATTACCAGAATTTATCATACCTTCATTGATATTGTGTTTTTTGATAAATTCTTTTATATCTGCAGCAACTGTAGGAGATATATTACCTTTATACATATGAATAGGTAAACATTTAAGACCGTATTTTGAGGCTATATCTTCTACCTGAGATTCTGTAAGGAAATCTCCATACTTATCAAAGAATGTTTTTCTTTCAATATTTACTGATTTAGTATTTTCAGCCTCGATGATATGATGCCCTAACCCAACAGCTTTTAACAGTTCTTTGTCTTTTTGGTTTTCAGATTCCAGTAGTAACTGTACCTGATTAACAATAGTAGATTCATTGTTATTTTTTAACTCCTCACTTTTTTTGGAGATTTCTTTTAATAGATCAATTTTAAACATTTTTATCTTCGTTTAAGACACATTGTAATAAGAATAAGTAGTTTCTACAATCCTGAATACTATCTTCAATTGACTCATTTTTAGGCTTTTTACCATCTAATAATTCACTAAGTCTTAGAACTTTTTTAGATACTTCTAAAAGTAGTACTTTTTTAGCTGATGTTTTTCCTAATTTTGAGGCTAATTTAAATGTAGATAGTACATCCTCATTTGTTGCATAATCGTGAGATTTAACCCGCAACACTTTCAGCTCTTTCTGGCATTGCTTCAGAAACAGAGCGTCCCTCTTCTTTGGTGTCATTTTTAAAGTTTAAAAGAAGTTTTATAGCTTCTAGAGCTACTGAATCATACCATTCCTCAGGATGCCATTGAACACCTATAATAGGTAGTTTTTTATGCATTACCATTTCAACAGTACCATCATCAGATATAAATAGTGGTGCTAAAGATCTAGAATGGAATGAGTCAATTGGTACACCTTGATGATGGTGGGAATTGACAAAATAGTTCTTTTCAGCGTTTTTACCAGTACCTTTTACAGTCATACCATCATTGTAATTTGACAATATTGTAGGATATTTAGCAAATATATCCCTAGCCACTTTAGAATCTATATACTCAGTAATAGGTACAATAGTATGACCTTTTTCCCACCTACCAGGTGAATCTGGGTGATAGAGGAGGTGTTGATCCAAATACTCCTCATAATATGAACAGATCATTTGAAAACCAAGACATATACCAAATATAGGTGTACCCATTTCTATGTATGTAGGTAAGAAGTTATCATAGAAACTTTGTTTAAATACATCTGTACTACTAGTATAAAATCCTGGTAACTGTCTATTAGAACTTGGATTCAAATCAGCACCACCTGGTAAGATAAGAAGATCTAGATTTTGCTCTTTTGGATCGTGTTTTGGCATAAGCATTACTACTTCACCAAATTTATTTATAAATTCGAGGTAAGTTTTAGTTACTCCAAATGAATTATCACCTGTAGACCAACCTACTATACCAATACGTTTCATTTTTCTAGACATAGGTTTTAAAATTTACCTCCACGCATTTCAAAGAATTCTTGCCAAAGTCTCTGACGTGTAGATTTGTTAGTTAACTCACCATACTTTTTAGCATGACTCAAAGCTCTTTCAAAAGCTATCCTTACTCCAACTTTACGGTTGAATTGTAAGTCATGTTTTGATTGTACAGCCTCTCCATAGCCAATAGTTTCCTCTACTCCATCTACATAGATTTTGCAGACAGTTTTGCCAGGAGTTTTACGATCTACGATTTCTTCAGATTTTGGTTTACCGAAGTTATAGTTGATAAGATGTTGAAATCTTACAACCACCTTTTTTCCACTTACAGGATCTACAGTTCTAATCATTTTTCCAAGTGATTTTAGGACAATAATTGTGTTTAATTGAATGTATTTTAGCTTTTAAAATTTTACTCAATTCTGACTCTTTTTGAAGGCTTTCCTTATTTTTAATTAATATATAAATCGAAGACAGTAAAAGTATAAAAATAAAAAGTGGGATAAGTGGTTCTATTGTCCTATCTATTATACTAAAATATATAGGAAGTGCTACTAATCCAAATGTAAACGATAGGAGAGCTATATTAAAAATAACTTTTATTATACAGGGAATTTGGTATTCACGTTTAATAAAATAACCTGATGGAAACATCAATATCCCAATTGGAATTGTTAACACCAACTTCCAGAAAAATTCGCAAAAATTATCTGGGAGAAAGTATGTTGAATATACATAAGTATACCATTTTGCAATATTAGATTTTGAATTTAATTCCATTTTATTTTAATTCAAGTATATATGTACCAAATTCTTCCTGTTCTATAGATTTGTAATTCTTATGCATTCTATTTATGAATGATACAGGAGTCCAAACCTTAGTTTCTATAAATCTTACTATATTTCTATAATAAGCTTTAATTAGTGAGCAATCATAGAAAACAATTTTAACATAGTGTCCATCCCTTTCAAAATTGTTAACTAGTTTTCGTAGTTGTTTTGTAGAACAATGTGTATTATCTAAGATAATAGAACATACATTCTTATCTTCTAGAGCCTCATTTAAGAATCTTTCATAGATTTGTGTAACCTTAGATTCAGACTCAAAATCATATGATTTTAAACTAAACCTATCTCTAATATGATCCTTAGATAATACTTTTAATTCTTTGTTTCCACATACTAAGGAGAGATATTTTGATACTATCTCTCCTATAGAATGTGTTTTACCACTACATGGTATACCACATAGGATAACAATTTGTTTTTCTGTCATTTTGTCCAATAATCGGTTATTGTTGCCTCAACTTCCATTTTAACATGTTTAACATACTTATTTCCACATTCTGTCATTATTTTACAGGCTTTCTGTGTAAATTCTTCTGCTTGATCTTCCCTTATTTCAAAGTTAAGTTCATCATGTACTGGTGGCAACATTAAACCATCATAGTTTTTTAACAATTCTCTTGTTTCTACTAGAGCCTCTTTACAAATTACTGCACCACCACCTTGTATGCCAGTATTCATAGAATCTCGCTCTATTTTACCTTCAATTATAAAGATATCTCTCCAACTTGGATCATCTGATTCCCTCATTTTCTTTGCGTCAGGCAATTGTGGAAACCATCTTATACCATTATGTGGAGAAGGTAATCTTATATAACCATTAGTTTTACCAAACCTAGCTTGTTTTGAAAGCCATTCATTTAACTTCGGAAAGGCTTGGGCGTACTCTTTAAACAAGGCTTCAGCCTCTTCAAGTGGTATTTGAAGAGTATCAGCTAGTTTAGGAGGACCCATTCCATCAATTTGTTACTTAAATAAATTATCCATTCCCACCACCTTCAAAGGATAATCCTTCAACTATGTCGTATACTTTTACAAATGTTAACTCATCTTCCTTAACTATTTTGTCAGCCTTCTCTTTACTTGAAGCTACAACAAATTTTTTATAGGAATAAAGGGTATCTTCATATTCATATACTTTTAAAATTTCCATGGATTTTTTATTTAAGATTAAGTCATTTCTGCTTAATTCTGTAATTTCATATTTTGTAATGTAACTATATCTTTTACTTCTTGATAAGATAGTGGAGTAAAATTATGCAAATCAACACCTACATCTAATTGACACTTATGATGCCCAGTTAATTTACCATGTACATGCCCAAATAATTGCCAAGAACCTCTATGAGAAGCGTTCCAAGTTATCATTGGGTAATGACATAAAACTAAATGTTGATTATTGTAAGTAACTTCATCATCTGGAATAAATATTTCTAAAATATCTGAGACAGTTGCCCACCTTTCTCGTATTTTTCCTTTACGTAAGGCATCTCTTTCATGATTACCCTTAATTAAATGTATATCACCATTTAATGAAAATAATAAATCATGTAAAGAATTTGTACCATTTAAGGATACGTCACCAAGATGAAACACTATACCATCTTTAGGTACTACCCTATTCCAATTTTCTACCAGTACTTTATTCATCTCATCTGAATCTTTAAATGGTCTATCACAATATTTTATAATATTTGTGTGGTAGAAATGTGTATCAGATGTAAAAAATACTTTATCTTTATCAAGTTGTAAAGTTTCTAATTTCATTATTTTTTTTATATTTACAGTTCAGACTATACTATCAACCTACCATCCATTTTTAGAAGGTGTTCCATGACAATAACAAGCTGCTACTTGTACATATCGTGTTCCACAATGGTTACATTTTATTATAGGTTGCTCATTGGTAGTCGTTACGGGCTTATTAATTAAAGAAATATATTTTTTACAAACATTAATTTCTTTACTATTATCTTGTTCATCATTTTCATCATCAGACATCATTTCTTGAAATCTTTGTAAAGCTGATTTTAAAAATTCATAATCTTCCTTATCTATTTGCATATTTTAAATTAATTAATCTATCCCTCGGTATTGTCTACATAATATATAAAATAGTATAAATACGGCTACACCAAATAATTTTTTGGCTGATACCCAGTACCCACTCGCCTTGTAAGAATCGAACTTACCCACCGCATTTATACATGTGGAATCGAACCACCACCTTCTTCAAATATTATTTTAGAGTTTCACCGATATTCTGAGTTATTCAACATTACTTACGTAATGAGGCCGCATTTTTACAATCTAATTGATTGATTGTCAACGGTTTACCGAAGTTAATGGTTTTAGCCTTATTTCTAAGCTCTTTATCTTGTTTGGTAACTGGTTTTTTAAACATCATTGAACCAGCAAAACAATGTAAATCCTCTCCTCTATTTAACACATCAATAAATCCAGGTTCTTCAGAATAATCGGCCATTAAACGTAATTCTTGACTACTATAATCAATAGAAACCCATTTATATCCCTTACGTGGAGTAAAACAATTTCTAAATTCTTTTGTAGCTGGTATATTTTGTAAATTTGGATTATTAGAAGATATACGATATGTATTTAAGACTTGCCAAAAATCTGTATGTATACGTCCTGTAACCTTATTAATATTAGTAAGAAATGATTTACCATATGTAGAAATAACTTTTGCATACTCTCTATATTCTTCAAGTGTTTCTACTATAGGATGTTTGCCTTTTAACTTAATAAGTTCTCTTGAATTTGTATTAGGTGGATACATATCCAATTTATTAAGTAAAGACATAACTTGTATTGGTGAAGAATAGTTTATATCTAACTGTCTTTCTTCATAGTCAAACAAGTTTAAAATGCCTAATGCCCTGTAATGAACCTTTAATGTAGGATCATTTAGAACAATCTCGTCTAGTTTCTTTATTGTGAGTCTTAAATCCTCTTCATACTTACGTGTATTACTTAACCATAAATCCTTATCTAATAGAATACCATTATATTCTATATCAGATAAAGCTTTTACTGCGTTAAATTCCAAATTAGCTGCATACAATAACCCATACTCAGATAATTTGTTGTGTTGTTTTGCAGCTATCTTATGTAAATACATAACATCAGTAGCTGCATACCTTATTTGCTCATCACTAAAGGGCTCATCACTTAGTTTAAAGAATTCACCTCTTGTATCTTTAGACATTACATAATTTTCGTAACGTCTAGTTAATTCAGCCAATCCATAACCATAAGATTCATAACCACAATACAAAACACATTCTGCTAACATTGTATCCCATATATTTTCTACAACTATTCCAGCATGTTTTAGAAATTTATAGTCAAATTTAGCGTTATGTATTAATATTAGTTTAGATTCTATAAGATCTTTAAATTGTAGTATATCAATATGTCTACAATCTATAACATATTGACGTTCTGAATCACCTAGTTGTAAAGAAAGTATTTTCTTACTATGTGGATTACGTCCTTGAGTCTCAGTATCTAAGGCAATTGATTTTTTGCTTGAAAAATATTCAATACACTCTTGTACCGTTGCTGATGGATAAGTATCTATCAGACTTTTTTGACCTACAAAATAAATCAAGCTTTCGTTATGTCAATTATAACACCTATTTGAGCTAATTGATGTTTTAAACACCATAAAGAGCCTACATGCGATACATACAATAACTCGTTAGGATGATAGAGATTTACACTTATTTCATTGTATAATCTAGCCCATTGAGTATAAGGAGTTGGTTGAGAAAATTTTTCTGCAACCATTTTAGATAAAACCTCTCTCCTACTATTTGTAATGAATAAACATTCTGCAAATGATCCGTCAGAATCATCATGTTGAATTATACAAGGTGAGTTATTTTCAGGTAATAATGAACCTCTCTTGTAAGCAGCATAAGCTACTTTTAGTCTCTCTTTAAGCATTTTCATCGACTTTGGGTTTAAATTTGTTGTTCTCAATATTATACCTATATTTATCATATAATGTCTTTTTAACCTGTACCGATGTTTTGGTATAGTGTGAAATTATATAATAAACAGAGAATGATATTGCTCCAAATACAATTAATTTAGCAAATACTTCCATATTATTCCTTAGTTTATCGTAGTGATTAATCCGAGGTTAGTAACCAAAAAACACCAAATGCTGTAAGTACCATTCCAAATATAAATGATGATACAATTATACCAGCTATATAACCTTCTACTAATGGTATGCCACTAAAATTAGCTTGAATTATCCCTATTATAGACGGTACATGAAACATTAATAACCACCCTAAAATCCTCTTAGTTAATCTTCGTAATCTATTTCCCATCTCCGCCTCCTTCCGTTTTTAGTCCGCAGGTGCAGTCATCTTTTCCGCCAATGATACCGCAATCTAATGTATGTACGGCATACCTCTTCACCCTCTCCAACTCGGTGCGAAGGTGACGAATCTCTGCGATCAGACATTCATTTGACTCGTCTGACTTAGATACATATAATTTGCTTTCGTTATTTTTATTTTCAGAGATAGATTGGATATATTTTTTGTGTGTTTTATTAGTTGTTCCATATCTAATCTGTTCTCTTTGTGCAGTCGCACTATACTCCATTGCTTTTTTTATATCACACTCATTAAACTTCATATCAGAAAATTTATTTCTGATGTAATCAAGTTCAATATTAACGGCTTCATAACGCCTTTTCCACTCGACATCCCGTTCCTCCACCGCCCTCTGCATGGCGGAGAGGGCTACATGGTGGCTTAATCTGAACGACTCATCCGTACTCATATCCTCGATACAAGACTCAATGGTGGATTGTCGAATACTATACTTTTTGATAAATTCCTCCGCCAGTATCTCTATCAGGCGGGGGTTGGATTGGTTAGAGTTCATTTTGTTTCTTGTTTATCGTTCGACATTTCCCGCAACGCTTTGAGGCGGGTGAGGTATTTGTATAGAACCCTAATAGACGGTATCCTTAATTTTATATTCAAAGATTTCATCTCTTCCTCCATATCCTTAATCACTTTGTCAAGGCTATCCATTTGAGCCTCCTTTCGTTGGGGTGGGTACTAATATCGAATGCAGGAAATCGGTTATTTTTCTTAATTTCATTTTTACTTCTTCCGCTTCATTAACGGCTTCATGCTTTTCTCTTAGCATCTTATTGTACATCTGCATCAACCCTTCCGCTTCTGATACTGTAAGTTGACGGGCTTTTTCAGGTGTTAATTCTACATCCTCCTCCACCACAAACTGCTCAAGGGCGGTGCGGATGTGTTCTTCTTTTATGCATATTGTAGTTGGCATAAAATCATACTTTGTACTATTAGCGACTACCGCCTCCACCATTCGGTCGAGGTTGGCTTTGATTAACTTACTCATCTTGACATCCTTTCTTATCATTAGTTGTTGACATAATTGCACTAAATAAAATGATTAATACCTCAATATTAGTAGGCTGTGTTTCATACGCTACAAAATACACAAATACTTTTAGTAGCAGTAAAATAGCAAGTAATAAACAAATTATATTAGACAAATTCATTGCTGTCTCCTTTCTCGTGACGGTCGAGGATAATGCGTAATTTTATTTTTGAATCGCAAGTCAAAGAACATCCGTTCTCTTTTGCCCATTCAAGCACCTCCTCCCTCAGCGTCTTGGGCTTTGGGATGGGGCGGATGTGTTGGTACGCACCAACTTCACAAGCTAAGGATTGACTGCTGATGCAGATATGAGGATATTTATCCTTTGTTCTCGGATCAGGATTATTACCTATATAATATGCAACTTTTTTGATTCCGGTATAACACATTGCCTCAACCTCCTCGCCCCACTTCGGAGTCCATGTGTCGGTGGGATTCTCGGCTCGGCTGATGAGGCGGAGTGTTGATGCAAAACACCACCAATGATTCCCGTTAATAAGTTTGATTCTATATGGTATATCACCGTTTAAATCAACTTTATCAATTATACCATCTCCTTTATCTCTGTGATGCACATGATCACCGAACTGTGGTTGCCATTCTTGTTGTTCCATGTTGTTTAGTTTTAGTTGTTTCTGAACCGAGTGCGGGAGTCGAACCCGCATCTGATAGCGTACCGGAAGCTACCATGTTACCAATTACACCAACTCGGTTGCCGTGGTCGGGACAGGAATCGAACCTGTATTTGGAAGCGATTTTCAATGTTATTGCTTTCCGCCCGTTTATAGAGCTGCGTCTTACCAATTCCGCCACCCGACCTTGTTTTAAAGAGGGAAGTGATAGATTCAAACTATCTCGTAGGATTTTCCGCCCTACTTTACCATGCGTCTTGTACTTCGACCTTCCCTTTTTAATTATTAATAAAAAACAACTACTGCCCTCTAAGTGGTAATACAAATCATCTTCCCTGTAAAGTGATAGCTCTACACGGCAATTTTGAATTATATATAACTAACCTAAACCACTCACATCTTAGACTGTGAGATAACAAACCATCTTTTTAAAGACCCATTAGGTAACTTAATCCACGTATTTGTTATTGTTTAGTATTAATCAGTAGCTGTTTTTATGATTTTGGGTAGTTAATATAACTTACTTCAGGTTTCTTTTTAAAGTATATATCTTTTATAATATATCTTTCAGCTTCTTGTTCAGTTATAAAATAAATTTCAAGATTCAAACCATATTTTCTTTTATAAAGATAACACCAACCATACCACTTTTTTATTTGGGGGTAATATAAAGTTAAATTACCCTTTTTTACTACTTTAATTCTATAATTTGATTTCATATAATTAATATTTTGTTATTAAACACATTCTAAAGCATTCTACTTCCAGCTCCGAGAAATTGTATCTTACTTAGCCCACCTCACCGCTGTGTGGGTACTCTAGCCTGTGTTTTTAGTTGTCCAATTAGGATTCGAACCTAAACAAGCAGACTCAAAATCTGCGATGCTACCATTACATCATTGGACTAAAAAGGGTAGTACACCGATTGATGTACTACCCGAAAAGCAACGCTAATTGAATTTAACTTAACGAGCTGCCGCAGCTGCTACATTAGGAGTCATAGCTGGAGCTGCACCTACAACTTCAAGAGGTAACTCTACCTTATCTGCTGCCAATGGAGCAAATGGTTTAGGATTGTACAATACAATTGTAGTAGTCCTATAGATAGGTTTACCTTGGTGAGTAAGAACTACACCAGTAGCAGGGTTAACCTTAGACTTCTGATCCTCACTTGATTTCTCAGTAGACTCAGTAATTTGTACTCTCAACCTGTTACCATTTACAGTTGGATTGAGGATATTTAATGTAACAAAATGTACATTTTCTTTCAATTCTTTAACGCCAGTAGAAACAGGTAAGTTATTTACCCTTTCAAATGTAGCATCATCAATATTAAACAGTTGTTTAAATGTTTCAGGTTCAATCATAGCCCAAGCTGGTTGTGCTTTAGGTTTGATGATACGATCATCAGTAGGATTAAACAATGCTAAAAGAGATGTTTCAGCAACTTTCTCCCTTACTTCAATTTGAAAGTTAAATCCTTTAGAAGGATCTTTACGATCTTTGTTAATTTTTCTTACAATTGTAAGAATAGAATCTCCCATGTTCATGGTTTGCGCATTTCCTGAATTTACTGTGTTCATGATAATTTTGTTTTAGATAATTTGTTTAATTTTTTCAAATGGTTTACTGTTCAATGCGAATTCTTGGTCATTTTTCAATTTAAACATATCACCAATAATAAAATCACATAATTGTACAATTCTATTATATTTAGGTCTTGATATGTTTCCAAGATTTTTCAAATTTTTCTTATAAAGCTTAGCCTCATAAGATCTAATGTTCATCTCTGATACGAGATTGTAATGTTCTTTCTTCTCGTCGTTAGTTAAAGGTCTTTCATTTTTTCTGAAATTTAATTCATTAATGCCTTGTAAAATCTCTTTATAAGACATTGAAGTTAGTAATTTTCCTTTGTAGGTATTCATGATTCAAATTCTTTTTCTAGTACTGTAAATACAAATATCACAAAATGGTAGAAATACTCAATTGATGTTGATGCATCATCGCATTCTTTAGGAAAATCTTTATCTTTAATTTGCTTTTTTAATATACCTATATTATCAAAGTAATCAAGATAGAAACCTAATTGTATTTTAAAATCTCTCTCACAAAACCATAATGTTTTATCAGAAGTTTCGTTTTCCCAAAATTCATAAGATGTTCTTAGATAATTTCTAAATTTTTCCCATGATTTAGGATAATCTGTTTTAATTTGTTCAGCAATTGTCATAGTTCTATGTGATTTGGATTTAATTGTTTACCATAATTATTAGCATGGTATTTGTTATCAAATAGTTTAACAACTTTATGAACTTTAAAGTCATACCATTTGTTATTTACTTTAATTTGTATCTTATATTTTAACAATTTTCTTGCTAATGATACATTTACTTCAACAGTTCTTGATACCATATTATTAAAGATTAAATTGTTACTAGTGGGCCTTATTGGAATCGAACCAATGACCTACAGATTATGAGTCTGTTGCTCTAACCAATTGAGCTAAAAGCCCATATTTAACAGTCTAGCTATCAGTTTTAACTGTAAATATTATAACATCTTTATTAATATCTATTTTGGTAATATAGATATCTTTAAAGTTTTGAAATATAAATCTTAGATTTGTACCTACATTTAAATAAGGTCCTCCACTAGGATCTACAAATTCTATAGTTTTATCATCTGTATCGTATCCTACTCTAAAATATTTTGCACCCTCAAGTACTACAGTTTCTTCATCAGTTTGTTTAAATACAAGTTTATCATTGTATCTATTATAATAATTTACTTCCATGTACCTCAGAGAGGATTTGAACCTCCACAACCTTTTGGGTTAAGACATTTTAAGTGTCTCGTGTATACCAGTTTCACCACTGAGGCATTAATTTATGGATTTATTTCCATTTCATGCATTAATAATAATGCAATTATTCTATGTTCGTTATCCTCTTTAGTTGTACTTAAATGGAATGGTTGACCCATCCAAGCATATATAAGTGGTTTAAAAAACTGACTACCATCTAAATGTGGACAAAACATATTATGAAACTTCCTACTTTCAATTTCAGGTAAGTCATCGCAACAATACCATATACCATCAATATTATTGTCTATCTTTTCAGCTAATTTATAATATTCTGTTTGTTTATTCATAATAATGTAGTTTTAAATTTGTGGACCTAGGGAGAGTCGAACTCCCGTCTTACACATGCAAATAATTAAATTTATACAGCTTAATAGGGCCTCAGATTCAGAGACACTCCACCATCTTATTTGTTTTAACCCTTAAATAAGAAAATCGGAATTGTGGTTAGCTTTTACGCAGCTACTTCTACAAGAGAAGCTTCGTTACTTTCTACTAATGACATAGCATCTTCAAAAGTAAAGGGAACATTTGAGTTTCCGTCTAAATTGTTACAAATCTGTATTAACGTGTAGTATTTGCAAATACACGGCTGATTTAATTACTTACTATATGCAATCGATACCCGTTAGGCCCGATAATAACCACGTGCTTATCCCGCTATAGTCGGGAGGTTTACACCACTTTGATTTTTTACCTTAGTTATATGTTATTCTGAGAATTTCAAAACAGTTTTATTTTCCAACAAATGTTGTTTAGATAATTTTCTAAACATTTTACGCTCTTCATTAGAACGGCTTGTTTGAATTTTTTTGACCTGTTTAGGCATTCTTAACCTCTCTGCTACCATGAAATTATCATCACTAGTAACAGCTTTAGAAGTTCCTTCCTTAGCAAGGAATTGGAACCTATTCTGTTGGTTGTTGTTCTTTCTCATCTTTTTGAGTTTTATATTTTTTAAAGAATATACTATCTGTTAACGCTTGAAATGATGATGAAGATAATTTCTTACCTTCATATACTTTAGATTCTTCTATAACCTCCAATTCAGATAAAGTCTTTTCAGAAAATATCTCAATATGTTTGTTATAGTTCCCTTGAATTTTTCTAACATCCTTGTTAGTAAAATAGCCTTTGTGACTATTTGATCCAGGTAATTGAATATGTCTTGTTTTACGCATCTCGATTTAATTGGTTTTTAGTTTTTTCTTTATACTCTTCCAATTCAAACATTTGGAAACCTTTTTCTCTGATATAATAATGGTGTGCAAACACTATTATTAATAACCAAAGTGTTAGGAACAAGAAAGTTATGGCTAATATAACCATATCTATTATTTGGCCATTTATTTGCTCCATATCCTTTTTCGTATTATTTTAAGTTTCCAATGATGCGGTACACTAGCTGTATACACTTGATTATCAAGTGTTCTAAACCAACTAGTTACAACTTGACCCTCTGTTACTGAATGGTAATAATCCTCTGTAACAGGCACTTCAAAGATGATTGTATTGATATTATCGCTACAAATGTAATGAGGTACAACCTCATACATTACTCCATATACTGGCTCATCAAAACCATGTACAGGAGATGCTTTTACTACCTGAGCATTTGTATTTAATGCACATAATAGTACAAACATTAATCCGAAGATTTTTTTCATGTTTATAAAGATTTAAAGTTAATAATCAAATAAAAAAGGTAGGAACCCATAACCTACCCCCACACAACACCCGTTTAAATAAAATTACTTGTTAATAATTAAATTAATTAAAGTAATAGAGTAATTCTGAGTATATTATAATGAACGTGGGTTTTTGAATATATCATAGCTACTCAAATTTCACCTAACTGCTAACTATTATAGCAATTCAAGGCAATTTTATTTTCCCCTTAAAAATATTGTGGGGAGTATCCATTGGTCTGGTATACCGTCTGTTTCTGTGTGACCATCTAGCCCACATTTTTGAGGGTGATACCATTTTAATACCATTCTTTGTGTATTCAAAGATTTGAATTTCTTCAGCCATAATTAATCAATTTTAATGTTAAAATTAGGTCTCTCCCCTTGAGAAACTCTTTTGATGAAGTTTTCAAGGTAATATTTTTCTGTACCTGCTAAGTACATAGTTTTTTCATTACCAGAATAGTGACAATCTATTCCAGCACGATTACATAGATTTTTGAAGTCTTTCTTTGACATAGTATTTGGTATGAGTTCTTGTTGTATAATAATCACAACTACCATTATCATATGGAGCTGTAATAAAATGATATTCAGTTGGTTTCCTGTATTTAGATGTAAATCTATAACAAGAATCTTTTAATGGACAGTCAAATCCATTACAAAATGTTTGGTTATTCATAATGAAATAATTTAAACCGTTAAATTAAATACACAAATACTATGGTCCCCGTACTGTATCCATAGTTTTATGGGGATATTTGTGTACTCTTCATGATTACAATAGCTCATCTTGTAATTGTTTAGCACCCTCTTGTCTTATGAGCAATGACATAAGAGTAGGGTCAAAAGGCACCTGGTTTAGTCGCCAGACCTTTGCGCTGAGAACTCATTTGTGTTGTGAGGTTACAATATACGAGTATCACAATGTTTACCTCATTTGCACTTTACACTCCTTTCTCAAGGGAATAACACATTTAGGATTACTCCATTAATGAATACTGTTTCGCTTCTGTATATCTACAGATGTAAGCCAACTTCTTCTACTTAATACTCTGTCAATTCAGGGTTAATATCTTTATGTGAATAGAGTGTTTTTGGACTGTGACATAAGAGAAACACACAACGTACACACATCCTATTATTCACAAAGGATCAATGTTTAGCCTTTCCGGGATCTATTTTAGAATATTAAGTATTTCCTTAATAGCTGCATATTCAGGATTGACAAACCCTGTTATAATGACATCAATAGTTAATATACTAATAAGGAATAGGATAGAACCAAGTATAACTTGAAAAACTCTTAATACACCTAATCCTGTAGGATTATCATTCTCATGCCATTTCTCATCACTTTTATAATGATTAACAAATTTTGTGCATAATATCAAACCAATAATACCAATAATGAGAAAGGTAATAGCCTCAACAATAGCTTGTCTTACTAACACAGTATAAACATGCTCAGCACCTACTTTTAAGGCTGACCCAAGAGCTGTAATACCATCTTTCACATCATTGTAAATCATCTTAAATGTAGAGGATGTGTCTACTACCTCTTTAAGGTCCTGAAATTTGGTTTGTGTACTATCTGCAGATACCTGAATAGTTACAAACATTAATGTTAAAATTAATAATAGGTTTTTCATGTTTATTTTTGTTTTAAGTTAGTAATCAATTAATTACCCTCTGCGCTCAGTTGTAATAGGCATAGCTTTCTTATGTTTTAGGCGACTAACCTTAATATTTGTTAAAGTCTTTGCTATCCTATTACAACTGCCCATTCTTGGGAGCTGATTATATATTACCCCTTCCTTACAACTGTAGAGGTTATCCAGCCAGACTATACCTGGAGCGTAATATTAATCAGTGTGGTTTCACATCTTATATCTCCGCCTTTGTTTAACCGCAGGAAGCCCTTATGAGAAGTCTAAGAAGTCTTTATATCCACCCCATGGGTTATAGCGCATTAGGTTAATTTAATAACCTCGATAGTATGACCTGTCGGGATCTTGTGTACATCAATACCCCAATTATTTTTCAAGGTATTAACTACATCAATTTCAGAAGTTGTGATAGGTTCAATTACAGTTATTGGTTCTTCATTTTGAACCTCAACTGTGATAGTTTCCATAAATATATTCATGGAAATCTTTTTGATGGTTAATTTAATCATGATATAATTGGATTTTAATGGTTTACAATAAGAAAGTTATAAAATACACCCAATTGAAGCCCCGTCCTTCGTTGGATTTCTTAGAGCTGTCATCAATATGATTAAAAATCAAGTGACAGTAGGTTTACAGATTACATCGATCTAGCATAGATGTAATCAACCTCAATTGAGTGTATTTAGATATATTTAGGTATATTTATCTTCCAAATCAGAGATAATAGCAATACCTGGCCAAATATAAATCATTAACAATCCAAACATATTAGATGGATGACGTAATGATACTACATATGGTACATCAGCCAAGAATGACCAAAATATATTACATAATAAGTATGTAACAAGTGTGGACAACACAAATATTAATAAATATGTAATGTTTTTCATTGTATTGTATGATTGGTTTTAAGGGTTTACAATTTATGGATAAAAATAGGGGATCAATAGGGTTCGATTGTCAGCATACCTAACTATCTGTTACGAGAGCCAATTAAGGTGGAAATTTCATCCACTAGGTTAACCACGGTTATTGCACATTAACTCGTCTGACTTTTTCTATTTGGAGATCTATTGACCCCCAAACAGGTTATTCCCTAAGTGTGCAAATCTTAAAGAGTTTTCATTTTACATGTGATAAAAGGCTATATAATGTAAATCAATACATCAAAAGCCTTGGTTAAGAAATGGTTAAAGTGTGGGTAAGTGTTCTACAACCCATTCTAACCATCCAACTAATTGATAATGAGCTATTTGAGATTCCTGCTCTAGACTACCTACAAGTTACGACCCAATGCAGCGGCCAGTGGGTTTAAGTCTTATCCCCACAAAACTAGTTGGTTGTTCTGTAGCACCAACAAATCAGAGTGTTCCTACCAACACACAAGCAACCAATGAGTTAGATAGTACTACACAAGTTACTGTGTAATACTACCAACCCATCACACTGGTCTTATGACCAGCGCAGAGACCTCACGAAGGACTCAGGAAGACGAAGTACTTCGCCCTCTGTTCTTGCTTCATAAGTCTCTTGATTGATTGCTACGAAGCAGCGAAGCTTCGCAACACCAAGTCCTTCAACCACAGCATCCCGCTGCAATTGGATCCAAGCGTTACCGCTTTTGTCTATGCCTTTACGGCTCACAATGATTTCATTCATAGCGTTGGGTGGCGGGGTTTGATTCGCCAAAGATAGGTAGGGGTGGTTTTGGGAGGTGGTCAACCCTCAAATAATCCCTCATGAAAAAAAATTTAGAAAAAAAAATTTAAAAAATAAAAAAAATTATTGAATTGATAATTAATAGGTTAGAAAATAATCCTTGCTTTTTAGGGTAAAATGTTGTATATTTGCATTATGAAATATGATGAACTTGTAAATCCTAGGAATCTATTACTTCAAGCGGTACAAAATGGTACGATAGATATCAAGACATTTCTTGAGTTAGATAAACTTTATGATGAAATGTTACTTCAGAAATTAGCTGAGGATTGGAAGAAGGTAACTACTGAAAATCATTTATACCAATATTATCTAAATACTACAAAATCTAATGGGTAATGGATAATTTTAAAGAATTTGCAGAAAATTGGATGTTTTTAACTATAGTGGGAATTCTTATAATGGTATGGGGATTTAACATACTTTATGGATTAAAGATATTATTAAGGAAATTATTTAAATGGAGGTAACTAGCTTATTAATAGTACTATTTCTTATAATATACAGTGGTCAAATATTACTATTATTTAGGGTAGATAGGCTAGAAAAGCTATATAAATTAAACAAAATGGATAATCAGGTACCAGAGATGGTGGAAGAGTTAAAAATTAGAGATTGGCCAAAAGAGGTAGAACTCAGGGTTAATAACAAAACTATATGTAAATTTGAGAATTCTGGTAAATACGCAGAATTTAGATCTATAGAGGAGTGTACGATGATGGGTACCCATGCTGAAGGAGATACATTAATAGTAGAATTTCATACAAATAATGGACAGTAACGGGAATATAGATAGTTCTAGATTACATGATATTATAGTAAGTGGCTTTATTAATAGCAAAAGTTTAAAGTTAAAGTGGATAAGAAATACATTGAAATTGAAGAGTGAGGAAATAAAGGAGTATAGAAATCTCATACATAGTAGATTAAAGGATATTGAAGAGTTAGAAATAGAAGTAGAAGTTCTAGAAAAAGCTGAGGAACAGTATATAAAAGAGGTAGAGGAACTAAAAAAGCTATAGTAGGTAGATAATTATTTTCACTAAACCCTTGACAAATGACTTTTTATTTTGTATATTTGCATAAATTACTTGAACCCCGATAGAGGATAGTTAGTAATAGGGACTGTACACCCAATTTGGTATAGGATACCAAGATGTACGGGCTGGGAAGGAGGGTTAGCCAGGTTAAACAAAACCCTCGATTAGCCTTTAGTAGCTCAGTTGGTAGAGCGGTAGTTTTGTAAACTACATGTCGGGGGTTCGAATCCCTCCTAGGGCTCCAAAAAATAATCTGTTAAAAACTTCAATCACCTAATAAAGTTGGAAGATTGTTGGTTCAGGTAATCATGCTTTTCGGTAGTAGCTAAACCGTCAATATCTTGAGATTGGCCCCTGGCTCAAGAGGTTCTATAGTTTATCAGGGGTTTATTCTTACTTGCTTCGCAAGTATAAAAATTAAAGTACATGAATGTAATAAAGACACCTTTATATGGTTTTAAGATATTTATATGTATAGGGGATGAGCCTGAAAAGGTCATATCGCAGATAAATAGAAGGTTAAAGAAGTCTAAGTTGGGGTTAGACGATCATGTTAAAAATGAGATTAAGTTAGCCTCCACGAAAGATAACTTAGGTTATTACCTTAATTTAGGTGTCCATGGATTTGGGTTAATATGGATTAATAGTAATATTGACCTGAAGAACCGTAAAACCATGATTACCCTTAGTCATGAGGTTAACCATCTATGTTTAGATGTTTTTGATTTTATAGGTAGTGAGGTAAATCTACAGACACAAGAACCGTTCTGTTATTTACATGACCATATGTTTGAGAAGTGTTTAGAGGAGATAGATAAATATGGAAATAAGAATACCAGTAAGGAGTCAGTTAGAACTGTTTAAAAGGTGGTTAAGCTTTTTAAATCCTATATTACAGTTAAGAGAAGAGACTGAAATACCAGTCCTTGCATCATTTATATTATTAGCTTACAACTATAGGGATTATGACCCTTCTGTACTTAATTCTTTATTATTCTCTGATGATACTAAGCGGTCTATTCGTGATAGATTGGGAGTTTCTGAAAGGAGCTTTAACAAGTCTGTGGCAGCACTGGTTGAAAAAGGATTGATTATCCCTGGTAAGGTTGAGGATGGTATTATACATCCAGACAGATTAAGGGATAGTGTAATTCCTAAGGATTTTGTACTAAATATAAAATTTGATTATGAGGGAGAGAGAGCCGAAGTTAATAATGGCCTTTGATTTTGATAGTTTGGATGAAATGCTTGATGCATATAACGGGGAAACCTGGGAGACTGCACTATCTGAATATCCAGAATTTGATATAGAGCGTGATATGAATATTGGAGAAGATCACGAAGGTAATAGGATTTATAGTATAGAAATAACTATTTATGATAAAAACGACGGATGAATATATAAAGGAGTTAGCGATAATGCATGGATTACCAGAGTTTGTCGTTAAGGAGATAGTTATGTCACCTTTTAGATTTTTAAAGGGTACAATGGAAAAGAAAGAATTTGAAGGTTTAATGTTGCCTTATTTAGGTAAGTTTATAGTACCGCCTAAAACTAAGGAATATATGACAAAATACTTAAATGAAAGAAATAGCAAAGGCCGTCAAGAACAAAATACAGGGGAAGAACGAAGAGAGGGCGAAACAGCGTAAAGAAATTTGTGATGGATGCCCACTAAGTAAGGCTGGTATATGTACTGGATGTGGGTGTTTAATATCAGTAAAAATATACTCAGAGAGTAACAATTGTCCTAAGAAGCTCTGGAAGGAATGAAAATAGATATTAAATATAAGGTATCTATTTATGGGCCAGATCCAGAAGATTCTGAAAAGAATAAACTACTTTTCAGGAACAAGTTAAAGAGGGCAATAATAGAGACCGAAGATTTAGATATGGTTTCAGAGTACCACGATAAGAAAGGTAAAAAGAGCAAAACTAGATGTGAGGTAAATCACAGGACATTAGGGACAATAATAGTGGAATCACCCTTCGAGTTAATCGCTTCTTATGTAAGAGATCATAGGTTTGTGGTGAAAGGGTTTGTGCAGTATAAAAATAAGAAGAATGGAAAATAGTGAATTTAAATTTGAGGATCATTTTAAACCAGTAGCTAATTTGGTTATTTTACAACCAGAGAAGAACTACAAATCAGGAGATATCACGGAAAGTGGTATATTAATTGCAAGGGGAGATTTTAAATCTAGTACACCAGAGTCTGACGTTCCGCATGACATTAATGAGATGGCAGATAAATTTGGGTTTAAGGTAGTAGCCATTGGTGATGAGGTAAAGAGGACTGCAGTTAATAATGTAGTGTGTCTTTTACCAGGATCGCAGTTTTTTAAGATGAAGTTGTTTGGTGATGATTATATGGTAACATATGATTACTACATCATGGCTAACTTATCTACAGAGGCTGATGAACTTAACTATAAACTTAATAAGGAGGCTGATGAACGTCATGCTGCTGTATTAAATGTTAAGACCTTTAATAGTATACTAGGAGCTAAAGATTAATGAAATTAATAGATATTTGGGAGATAGAGGGAAACTTCTGGGATTTGAATCCACAACTTAAATTGGCATTTAAATCTGTTTACTCAGCTGATAAATCTAAGAATAAGGAAACAAGCTCACGATTAATGTGGGCTGTTGCCTTATTTATAGATAACAAATCTAAGTTTAGAGATCTGGCAGAACATGAGCGTGAGCATCTCATCCAAAGGGATTATAATACCAAATTTTCTGTTAAGGATTGTAAAGATATCATTGATAAGTGGAAATCATTCTTATCACCAGCTGAACGCCAGTTATTACTTTGGAATAAGTTTATGGATGAAAAGAATGAATATATGCAAACTCTGAACTATGCTGAAAATGGGGATGAGATAGAAAAAAGGTTAAAATCTAATTCTACACTCTTTGAAGAGTTGAAGAGACTTGAGAACTTAATAGCTGAGGAAGAATCTGAAGGTATGGTTAAGGGTGGAGCTGTAGAATCATTAAGTGAAAAAGGAGAAATTTAAATGTTCAAATTAGAAAAATCTGAAAAAGATAATATGTGGTACTTCAGTATGAAGTCTGCAAACAATGAAATTATAGTACAGTCTGAGGGTTATACCAGTAGGGCTATGGCCATCAAAGGAATGGTCAGTGTACTAACCAACTCAGCCAAGATCTTAGCTAAGAGGCTGGTTGGTGCTAAATGGTACTCTGAATAAAAAAAATAAAAAAAAATTAAAATGAAAAAATTATTATTTTTAGGATTAGTTACCTTGTTCACACTTATGTCTTGTAGTAAAGTAGACAGTGTTGATAATGATGAGTTATCTAGAAGGCCAGATCCTATTAACGGTTCTACTGCTGAGGTAGTTGTTAAACCAGCTGAAAATTGGAATGTTCAGTGGGATACTACTTGGAATTGTGGACAAGTACTTGTTAATTGGAATGACCAGGGATCTAGTAAATACTACTTCCTATTTGAGGGGCCTGGAAATGGTTCATGTTCTTATACCATAGTTAGAGATGGTGTTACCTATTATTACCCATGGGTATTTGCTGAGGAGAATTCCAGAGCATTGCTAACTGGACAGATATGTGGGTTACAACCTAGAACTACATACAATTGTATAATTGTATACTATGAGTTTAGTAAAGGTAAGTGGAATGAATATAGATCCACGCCAACAGCCATACCGTTTTCTGGTGTGTGTGATTAATAAATTATTATGTGGATTAATCAAGAGTTATTTCTAGAAAAGGAAATTCCAAAACTTCACCCAGCATCCTTAGATTATAAGGAATACTGGAAGGAGCAGAAACGTAGATGTATAGAGGGTCACTGGGTAGGCGGTAAATGGATGCCTGGTAATCTATACTTCTACGTTAACTTTTGGACTATCCTTTTAAATAAGACTTCTGCCTCAACTGCTAAACAAAAGGGTAAACCATTGTTATGGGATATCTTTTGGGAGACAGCTTATAACTGGGCAGAGGCTAGGGGATTGGCTGGATTTTCTGAACAGCCAGAGATTATAACACTTGAGAATAATCTTAATTTACTTGACATTGACTCCGAGTTAATATCACTCGAAGAGATATCAAACTCAAGAAAAGCAGTCCCTAATATACGAGACCTTCTTAGAAACAGTGATCGTAGTTTAGGGGCTCCTAAATTTTTAAATGATGCCTCCAATTTAATATGGATGGCTAACCGAGGATGTGGTAAATCTTATTTCACAGCTGGTGCTATTATTGCACATGAGTATCTTTTCGATGGGCTTAAGGAGTATAATCCTGAGGCATTAAAAGATATACCACATACCGAGATATTAGTAGGTGCTGGAGACGCTAAGTACTCTAAAGACTTACTTAAAAAGGTAGTATTGGGATTAGAGAGTTTACCTGGCTCTGTTGAGATAAATGGTAAATTTTACCCATCACCATTCTACAAACAATCTACTGGTGCATTACTTAATCCTGGTAATGTACTTCAGCACAAGTACAGCAAGAAGATAGGTGGAACGTGGAAACACGATTGTGGTACTGGTTCATTTATTAAGCATGTTACTTATAAGGATAATCCATTTGCTGGTCAGGGTACACGTCCAGCCGTAGCAGTTAAAGAAGAGATTGGTATGTTTGATACCTTAGAGCAATCTGTAGAAGCTGACGTGGAAACACAGATGGATGGAACCAGGAAATTCGGTTCTACTATGATGATGGGTACAGGTGGTGATATGGAGGGTGGTACATTGGCAGCTCATAAAATGTTTTATGCACCTGGTACCTACCAGTGTCTTGCTTTTGATGATATTTGGGAGGGTAAAGGTAAGATAGGATATTTCACACCTTCTACACATGGTAAACGTCAGTATAAGGATAAAAATGGTAATACTCGTGAAGAGTATGCTATGAAGGCTGAATTGGATTTGAGGGAGAGTAAACGTAAAGGTAAGAACGCTTCCTCAGCTCTAGATGCCCACATTCAGTATAACCCGCTAGTACCTTCCGAGGTATTCTTAACCAAGACTGGTAACATCTTCCCAAAAAAGGAACTGTCTGATTGGTTAGCTATTATAGAGAATAATCCTAAATATGAGAATTCAGCCTATATAGGTGATATAGTAATGGACGAAGATGGTAAGGTACAATGGAAACCAGCCCATGAATTTGACTATTCCATTAACCCAATAGTAGAATTCCCCGTAGACACCAAAAAGGACGATATAGAAGGCGCAATAGTTATTTGGGAACACCCCATAAGGGGAGAGGACGGAGAGGTCCCATACGGGCTCTATATAGCTGGAACTGACCCCTACGATCATGACGAGTCTGGTACCCCTTCTTTAGGTTCTACCTTTATATATAAGAGGTTTAATTATCTGGATGAGTGGTATGAATTACCTGTCGCTGAATATACTGGAAGGCCAAAAGCTGAGAATTACTATAAAAAATTGATAAACCTATTATTGTATTACAATGCTAGGTGTTTATACGAGAACGAGAAAAAGGGTCTACACCAATTTGCAGAATTGAAGGGGTATGACTATCTACTGATGGAACAACCTGGTTATATAAAAGACGTATTACCAGAATCTAAAGTACAGAGAAACAAGGGTATGCACATGAATAATGCCCTAAAGACTCACGGCGAGTTACTCATAAAGGACTGGCTGGAGGACGAGTATGCACCAGGTAAACTTAATCTTACTAAGATTAGATCGGTTCCTCTTCTTAAAGAGTTAATCCGTTATAACAGGGAAGGTAACTACGATAGGGTGATGGCATTTATGATGTGTATGTATGCTACACGAGAGAGGGCTAGAATGCTGGTTGACCATGCGGCTTCTTATAAACCATTACACAATTCTGACTTTTTTAACAGGACTAAATTTAACAAAAAGGCTATACCAGGTATACTAAAATTTTAGGCTACCCCTTGATTTTTAAGATATTATTTATTATATTTGTAATTTATTATGCTAAGTACCTCAGAATTAAAGGAATTTCCAAGACAAAAGATATCTTACAGGGCTAAACAAAGTTCTGATTGGCAACATGCATGTGTTGACTCTGTTATAAGTGAATGTAATACTTATGGCAGAACACGTAGAAGTGATGCCAGAACTAAGATACGTAACTACAATCTTTTCAATAATAAGATTGATAAGGCTGATTTTGAGTATGTTTTAAACCCGTTTAACCTTTCTAAGGAGGTTTTAAATGCATACCAGTTTCCAGCATCCTTACAACCTTATGATGTAGTTTCCCCAATTTTCATGCTATTGTTTGGTGAGGAGTCTAAGAGACCTTTTGACCCGATAGTTATGGCTGTAAATGCTGATGCAGTTAGCCAGAAACTTGAGCAGAAGAAGGAGTCTGTCTTATCAATGTTACAGGAAATGCTGATAGGACCAATAGATCCTAACTCTGAAGAGCAGCCTCCTACCCCAGAACAAGTTTTGAAATATGCTCAAATGAGTGAGCGGGACATGCGTGAGGTTACATCCCAACATCTTTTAAATTACTATTTAAAGAGGTTGGATGTCCCTAATAAGTTCCAAATGGGTTGGAAAGATGCCTTAATTGCTGGGGAGGAAATTTATAGTATAGATGAAGCAGCTAACGCTGTTAGGTTCAGGAGAGTTAATCCTCTTGATGTTCACTTTATCTTACCTCCAAATTCTGATATAATTGATGATGCTGATAAAATCTATGAAAGAAATAGAATGTCAATATCTCAAATTATCGATGAGTTTTATGAGGTATTAACCCCCGCACAAATCGATGATCTTGAAAATTATAAATCTGGAGTATCAACTATATACAACTACTCCCTGGGCGGTCCCAGTGTTGATGTATACTTTGGACAATCTGGATTCCCTACGGTTAACTCTATATTCGACTTTGATGAGTCTACACAACAATATGGAATTGATGTACACCGTGTAAGATGGAAATCTAAAAGAAAACTTGGAACCTATCATTATATAGATCCACAAACTCAGGAAGAACAAGAAGTTCTGGTAGATGAGTTTTTCAATATTAAACTTGATGGAGTTAATGAGTGGGTTGAGTGGTTTTGGGTTAATGAGTACTGGGAAGGTACTAGAATTGGTCAGGACTTATATCTTAATGTAAGACCTAGGAAACAACAATTCAGATCTGTAGACAATTTATCAGAGTGTAAGTCTGGGTATGTAGGAACTATCTACAACTCATTGAACTCTCAATCTGTATCTCTTATGGATAGAGTTTATCCATGGTTATGTATGTATTTAATAGTTTGGTATAGAACTGAACTGTTAATGGCTGCTAACCTTAATAAATTAGCCTTTGTGGATGTCTCTCTTATACCAGATGGTTGGGAAATGGAGAAGTGGTTATACTATGCACAATCTATGAAGATTGGTTTTGTTAATAGTTATAACGAAGGTCAGAAGGGTGAGAGAATTGGTAGAGTAAATCAATCTACTCAGAATAGAGCGGTAGATCTTGAGACTGGTAACTCTATACAATATAATATACAATTACTCGGTTATATCGAGCAGAAGATGAAAGATACTGCTGGTATTACAGATCAAAGGTTAGGTGCTATATCAGCATCTGAACTTGTTGGTAATACTGAGAGATCTGTTGTACAATCTTCACATATTACTGAAGAGTGGTTTAGAGTACATAACCACACCAAATTAAGAGTATGTGATGCTATTATAGCTGTAGCTAAATCTTTAAAGGGTTCTAAAGTTTTACAGTATATTACTGATGACTTAGGCCCAATTTTATTCCAATTAGATCAGGAAGAGTTAAATGATTGGGATTATGGAGTATTTACTAATAATGGTTCTAAGGAACAAGAGGCTCTTGCAACATTGAAGAGTTTACTTAATACAGCATTACAATCTGATAAGATTAGTATGTCTGAGATTGTGGATGTTATTAATAGTAATTCTATAGGTACTCTTAAGGCTAAACTTAAACAGAGTGAGGCTGAGAGGGCTCAACAGGCTCAGGCTGCAGAAGAGCAGAATCAGCAGTTACAAGCTCAGGAGATGTTACTATTACAAGAACAGTTTGAAAGAGAACTTGCTATGCAGCAGTATAAAATAGATACTGATAATGAAACTAAGATAGCTGTTGCAGAGATTGGAGCATTTAAAATGCAGCAAGACTTAGATCAGGATGATGATGGTATCATAGATCCTACTGAGGTTGCTAATATACGTCTTAAGGAAATGGAGATACGTTCTAAGGAGAACATAGAGAAACTTAAGATACAACAGACCGATGTTCAGAATAAATCTCAGGAGGCTATGCAAAGAAAGCAGATAGAGCTTAAAGAGAAGGAACTTAAGGTTAAGGAGAAAATAGAGAAAATAAAGGCTAGAAGGAAACCAAAATCGTCATAAGGTAATTCAAGAATAGCTATACTAGGTATAGTGATATTTTGCGTTACCCCTTGACAAACAATGTTTAATTTATTATATTTGCAAATTACTTAAAAAAAATGGCAGAAGAGTTAGGAAAATTAGATCTCAGCTTGTTGGATAGCTTAACGCTACCAGCGGCTATGAGTACTGGTGGAGGGGATGCGCCAATTAAAACCGTGAATTCTATTGAAGAATTCGCAAAAACAGATGATGCACCAATAACTGATTCAGGTGATACAGATGGTGTAGATACTGATACAGATATTGAGGGTGATGAGTTCATACAAGATGAACCATTAGAAAATGTAGAAGATTCCCCAATTAAGGTTTGGGCACAGTTCGCAGCTGAACGTGGTTTGATAGACCTTGAAGATGGTGAAGATATAGGAGATTCAGAAGATTTTCTTATTGAGAAGTTTAATAAGAAGGTAGAGAATGTTTTTAAGGAGTACAAAAAATCATTACCTGAGACTCTTCAGGAGCTTATAGATGCCCATGAAAAGGGTTTATCTATTGAAGATTTACTTGAATCTGAGGCTAGGATAATGGAGTATTCCTCAATTGATACTGATAAACTTAAAGATAATACAGAACTTCAAAAGAATATATTACGTGAATTCTTTAAATCTCAGGATTTTGAAGATGATGAGATAGAGCGTAAAATTGAAAAATACGAAGATAATATGCTCCTTGAAGATGAGTCTGCTTCAGCATTGAAGAAGTTAATCAAGTATGAGGAGAAATATAAAGCTCAGGCTTTAAAGGAGGCTGAGGAAAATACAAAGAAACAAAAAGTTGAGTACGAGAAAAGGTTAAAAGAGTATTCTGATACTGTAATGGGTATGGAAGAGATTATACCTGGAATACCTACAACTAAGGAACAGCGTGAGGCTATTGTAAAACTTACAACTAAGCCAGTAGCTGTTTTAAAGAATGGTATGCCCATCTCGGCACTTAAAAAAATGGAGATGGAAGATCCTAATTTTATGACTAAGATAGCTTATATTGCTGGAGTCTTAAACTGGGATTTATCATCTATTGAGAGAAAAGCTACTACGAAAGCATCTCGCCAAGTTAGAAAAGATGTAGATACATACGCAGAAGGTGGAAAATCTCCTCTTTCAAAACTTGATTTAAAAACAATTCGTAAGGCAATAAAAATTAGTAACAATCAGTTGTTTAAGTAAACAAACAAAAATTAATTTAAATTAAAATGGCAATTTCACAAAAAATCAGTCCCCTACAGGTGAGCTACGCTCAATCATGGGCTGGACTTACTACTGAAAATCACTTGTATGCGATTCATCAGTTAGAGCCTCAACTGGCATCTAATATCGTAACGGAAGTGTTTGGTATGATGCAGTATGTAGGATTAGATAACTTCTTATCTAAATACCCGATGCAAATGATGGAGCAAGATGCTGAGTATCGTTGGTTCCTCAAGGGCGATGATAGGAAAGCTATTCCTATTATAGGCTACTCTGCATCTGATTCAAATCGTCCTGGTTTGAATAAAACAAGCTTTGAACTTACTGTTTCAGAACGGTGGTTCCAGCAATCAGACTTTATTGTATTTGACGATAAAGAATACGGTGTACGTATCATGGATGACGGTACTGCAGTTGGTACAAACTGGGTGTATACTGTTCGTCACATGGACCCTTCAGATGCTTTCTTCATCCCACCTGGGCTGTTGACTGCTGGACGTAAGGTTTCTCGTCAGTATAATATCGTAACTAATACTCTTAATAAAGAGTACTCTGGAGTAGAATTTACCTCTCAATTCGAGATGCGTAATGACTTCTCTACACATTCTCAAACATTCGTTGTTCCAGGTAACATGCATGATCGTCCTCTCTTAATTAAGATGAAGACTCCTGATGGAAAGCCTGTAACAGTATGGACAAGGTGGCAAGAAATGGTTGCCGAGTTCCAGTGGAAGAAAATGTTGAACAACGCATTGATGTTTGCTAAGTCAAACAAAAATGCTGATGGTACTTATGACATGCGTGGATCTAATGGTTTCACCATTAAGTCTGGTGCTGGTCTGAGACAACAAATTTCCCCATCCCACAAATTCTACTACACTACTTTCAACTTGGATTATCTGTTTGAAGTAGGTCAAACTCTTTCTATTAACATCCTTCCTGAAGATCAGCGTGAATTCTTAATCTTGACTGGTGAGCGTGGTATGTACCAATTCTCTAAGGCTGTTGAAGATAAAGTAGCTATTTTCCAACCTCTGGGAGATGAGCGTAGACTTGGTGTTGGTAGCGGTGTTGATAACCTCGGATGGGGTGGTCAGTACAGACAATACCGTGCTTATAATGGTATTAAGTTTACCGTTATGCACATGCCTGAGTATGATGATGTGGTAGATAACCGTTTAGATCACCCAGATGGTGGACAAACTGAAAACTATCGTATGACTATTATGAATGTTGGTACTTCTAAAGGAGAGCCTAACATCGTTAAATATGGAGTTAAAGGACGTACCGAACTTAAGTGGTATGTACCTGGCTCAACTACTCCCTTTGGTCCTCAAAGTGGTGGTATGGGAGCTTCAAAGGTTGATGGTTACGAAATGTATCGTATGACTACTCAATCTATTAAAATGTGTAACCCATTAGCTGCAGCTGAACTTATTCCATCTGTTGCTATACAATACTAAAAACAATAAATCAGACTAGTTATGGAAAGTGTGAAGGAAAAAGCGATTGATAAAATAACTGGAATTTATTTAGTAAAACCAGTTAGGAGTACATATCTTAGTCAATATGATAAGAACCATAATGGTGCTGTCATGTTTGATAGGGCTGTATTCTCATACGCAGTGGAGAGAGATCCTAGTACTGGCTTAGTTGTGACTGGATTAACAGATCAAGAAGCTAGAGAATTAGAACTAGAGATGGGATATAAGGTTGGTTCCTTATCCCCATATAATTTTAAAATACCAGCTAAAGATTCTGGTGATTTCAGTTGGGGTACATACTCCATTAAAATACCAAAAGAGGGGTTAGTTATTAATGCTGACAACTCTGCAAAAGAAAAACTTATGTTAAAAGTGCTTATGGCAGGTTCTAGGGTAGCAACTTCTACCCTAGAGCTTTCCCTTAAGCCTTCCATCTATGAGCTACTTCTGACATCTACTGAAGATGAAGCGAAGATAGTAAAACAACAACAGTCACTCAAAAAGAAAGCATACGCAAAGTTTGCTACTATGTCACTTGAAGATATGATAGATTTCTTATCTGTCTATGATGAAGGTAAGCATAAGGTTAGTAAAAGTGCTACAACTGACTTTATTGAGGCTGAAGTTGGTAAAATCGTTGATAAAGAACCTGAGAAGTTCCTTGATACTGTAGAAAGTGATTACTACAAAACAATGATCTTCTTATTCAAATGTTTAAATGCCCAGTTGGTATATAAACAAGGTTCTAAATATCTGTTGGCTGCTGGAGGTGATATTATAGGTAATACACTTTTAGAGGCTGTTTTAAATCTACAATCAGAGGATTATCAAGGAATAAAGATAAGTCTCATATCAAAATTGGAAAGTAAATAATGACTATTGCTGAAATGCACGATGAATTTAGGATAGAGTATGATGCTATTGATTCATTCTCTAATCCAGGATATACTCCTGAAGAGGTGGACCATTTCCTAAATTCAGCACAAGATGATTTGATTCTTGAAGCTAAGCAAGTTGGGGTAGAGAGGAATCAAACTTTAAGAGATATGTTATCCAACATAACTGTTAACTTCTCTACTTCAACATTCATTACTAATGCCAATAATGAGCCTAATGGTGTATTTGTAGTACTTCCAGATGGTTATAGAACAGCATTAAAAGAAAGTGTTACCGTAACTTATGACGATTGTAATGATGTAGAGTCAACTAAAAGGATACCCGTAGTACCAACTACACATGATAAGTTAAATTATGATGTTAGGAATCCCTTTAAAAAACCTAATAAACACGAAAGAGTTTTAGGTGTACCCTACAAATATCTAGGTGCAAACCCAGAAGAACAGACAATAGAATTAATTACTGATGGCTCCTTTACTATAACTTCTTATCATCTGAGGTACATTAAGAACCCTGTACAAATGAATTTTAACGCACCAACTGATTGTGAACTAAATACAGAGGCTCAAAACTGGATAATAAAACGTGCTGCATTAGAAGCGTTTAAAGCTACTAACCAGTTACAAAAAGTTCAACTTTTAAAACAAATAGATAAATAACAAACAATTAATTAATAAACAAAAAAAATGAGTGTTTCAACTTCAAAAAATAATTTGTCAGTAATCATTGGAAAGAACATAGCTCGAACAGCTACTGTCCAATATACTGATCCTAACGCTGCCAGTTATCTTGCTGATGGCGAGGTTCTCGTTGTAAATGAAACTGGTGCTATACTTACTAACGCTTCAACCGTTGGAACTGCACCACGTTTTCGTATTGTACAACGCTCTGGGAATCGTTTAATTTATACACCCCTTATCCACGGTGCTAATATAAAGAGCTATCGTGGTCAAGCTGGTGTAACTGCTGTAGAGCAAATAACCTATATTGGTTATGATGGTGTTACTGCAGGATCTGCTATTGATAATGGTAATACAGAAGACTTTATACTTAATCTTACTTTCAAGTTTGATGAGTCAATGTGGTCTGAACAACTGAATAACTACCCATTCATAGTAAAGTTTACTACTGGTATTACTGAAGCTGCTGTTGCATCTAGTCTTGCTAAGCAAATTAATATGCAGATGACTAATGGTTATCAGTTCTCTATTACTGGAGAAGGCCCACTTGTGAAGGCTACTATCTTATGTAATGATGCTGGTTCAGCCGTCGGTGCTGCTGCAGATACTGTAGTAGGATATGCTGGTTCTAATAAAGTGACTATTACCGATACTGGTTCTAATAACACATGTTTTGCTATTGCTGTAGGAGACTATTTCAGAGCTGGAACTGCTGTAACAGATCCTGTATATAAGGTAATTGCCTCTACTGCTACTAGTACAGCAGGTGGTGTACTTACTCTTGATATGCCTTTACAAGCTAACGTGAGTTTAGTAGGTAATACTGCAGAGTTTATCACCGCTGCAAACGCAGCAACAGCTGCCTTCGGTGTTAAACTTGTTGGACAGGCTTTGAAGAGTCAGTTCCACCCACAAGGTGAGTTTAAATATTTACAAGTAAACTTCTCAGCACATCTTAAACAAGGATTTGGTACAACTACCTTATCTACTACAGCTCCTACACGTCCTGTAAGTTCTGGAGTACAGATTGCTGAACTTGAGCAATATGCTGAAGGTTTCAGGGGTAATCTTAACAGAACAGTTGTTCCGTTAACTAGCCTTAAGCAAGACGCAGATACTAGTGTAGCTAATTACGATGTAATTAGTCTGTCATTCTACGATACTACTGATACTTCCCCAATTGATGGCACTAAACCAGCAGAACAGGAAGTTATGATAGCATTTGTTAGTGGTGCAGCTACACAGGTTACTGACGCTACTAATGGTGTATTAACAGTGCTTAACGCATACATGTTAACTACTCCACAAGCGTTACCTAACGTATCTCTGTAATAAATGGACTTTTCCTGATCCTCTATTTATATTTTTTCCTTTAAATCGGGGGGTCTCTGTTTTCAGGGTCCCCCCATTTATTAATACACTATGGCACTAGAAATAGATTTTAATTTATGTCAAGACGCTTGTGATGAACTGATATTCACAGAAACCACAGGTGCTTATGATGCAGTATCCAATCCAACTGGGTACGGTGCGCCTAATGCAGAAACTACTGACATGGCTGCACCAACATTAACATTGGAAGATTCTAGCGGTAATGTCACGACCTTAAATATAGGAGTGAATTTCCCGTCATCAGATACTTCATACTCCTATACTATCAGTTTAGGCAGTGAATTAACTGATGGTATATATACTGCAACTTATACTGTTGTAGACAACTCGGAGGATGTTACTTATACTAAAACAGTTTATCTATTCTTTACATGTCAAGTAGATTGTTGTATAGATAGATTGTATGCAAGAGTTACAGATGACAGTTGTGCAGATTGTAATAAGTCAGCATTACAATTAGCTACAGAAGCTGATGCATTTCTATGCTCAGCTAAAGCTGCTGCAAGATGTGGTAATAGAACCAGAGCCACAAAATTGTTAAAGAAGGTTCAATATTTATGTAATTTTAATAACTGTAATTGCTCATGAGTTGCTCTAATTGTCACGGTTTAGAATTACCTATAGGCCCAAAAGGGGATAAAGGTGATACAGGCGATACAGGACCGCAAGGACCAGTAGGACCTCAGGGACCTCAAGGAGATGTTGGACCAGAAGGTCCAGCAGGTATTCCTGGAGTAGATGGTACTAATGGAACTAATGGAACTAATGGTACTGATGGGGAAGATGGTATTTTATACCAGATAATAAGCATACCAGGATTAGCCTCTCCAGGTGGTACAGTTTCAAGATTTTGCTCTGTAACAGGTGCAGTATCTGTTGCAAATATATTTAGTTTTGTTTATCCAGGATCACTAACTCATAGAACTCCATCCAGAATAAAGGTTGTAGCTTATGGTAGTGATGGTGCTAATCAGGCTAGAATAACTATAAGTGATGATACTAATTTTGCAGATTGGATATCATCAGTATTAATTACACCTGGAACTGGTGTAGCTATAGTGGATTTAGGCGTACCTTCAAACATATCTACTACTGAAGCACTAATAAGAATTCAAGTAGATGGCGTAACTCCAGGTGAAACTATAACAATAATTTCGTTTATAATAGACTTTACATAATGAGTTGTTCAAACTGTAATGGGATAGAAATCCCAATAGGACCTCAAGGTCCACAAGGTCCTCAAGGGGAACCTGGTGCGGATGGTACAAGTGGAGATATATTTTTAACATCCTCTACTGATACCATCAATCTTTTCTCATATTCTGAAGGTGATCCTATTACTTTAACAGTAGGTTTAGATTTAGCTTATATACCAGAACAAATTGTTTTAGTATTTAATGATACATCTAACCTATTTTATGGTAAAGTAGTTTCATATGATCCTGTTACTGGACAACTTGATTTAGAAGTTATAAGTGTAACAGGTGTAGGAAACCTCAGTTCTTGGCAAGTAACATTAGGTGTACACGGTCAATATCTTTTAGATAGGTCAAATCATACTGGTACTCAAGATCAGTCTACTATAACTGATTTAGTTACAGACTTAGCTGCTAAGGGAGATATGTTTAAATCTATCTATGATACAGATAATGATAATGTAGTAGATAACTCTGAAAGACTAAGTGGTCAATTACCAGCATATTATTTAAATAGAAACAATCATACTGGAACACAAAGCCAGTCCACAATAGTAGATCTAGCAACTGATTTAGCGGCTAAGGAAGATACTGCAAATAAAGGTGCTACAAATGGATATGCACCCTTAGTTGGTGGTACAATACCCCTGGCCTATTTAACAACTAGTCCCAATGCATATCAAGGATTATATAATGCTACTACAAATACACCTGCTATACTAAATGGTGTAGGAACAGCTGGAGATTTTTATATAGCTAATGTTACAGGTAATGCTTATGCACCTGTAAATGTTACTATAGTGAATCAAATTGTAGCATATAACGGTGCAACTTGGGAAGTAGGAGCTGTCTTTACTGGAGGTATATCAGATGTAAATGGTTACACTGGACCAACAGTTACTTTAGATTTAGACGATATTGCAGATACAGCTACTCGTTTTGCTGCAGATGCAAATGAGAAAGATGCAATGCTAAATGCTAATAGTCCTAATGCTGGTAATCCATTTGCTACTATATCTGATTTGGTTGCAATAGGTATAACTTACGCTGTAACTCCAGATGAGTTTGCCAATGGTGAGACGATAGGTAATAATACTACAACAACTCTTACATCATTAGGATATACAAATGTCTCAGCTGCTCTTATATGGCCACTAGTTGCTGCTAATGCAGCTTGGGTGGGTGCAATTGATGTAACTACTATGACCATTGACTGGATTGCAATTCAAGAGGCTTTCCTTACAATGGAGACTGGTCAAAGATCTTATTTTATTTCTCCCAACGGCTCTCGTAGATATAGAGTAAACCACTCTATAAAATTACCTAGATACAATGGAGCGGGTGCTGGTACAGCATTAAATATAGATTTTATGGGGGCTAAGGTTGCTAATGTATCTGGTACTAACTTAATTGTATTGGATAGATTTGCTCCAGATCAGGCTACAGCCTTAGGAGTTTGGGCTAGTAATCCATTACACATAAGTAATTTAACTATAGAAGGTAATGGCGTTAATACCAATACTTCTAATATAGGTATTAGAGTTGCGGCAAATATTAAAGGTTCCTACACTAATATAATTAGTGAAAGTGCAGCCTGTAATATGGCATTGTATTTTAATCTTTGTGTAACTCTTACAAATTGTCAATTTACTGGTTGTGGGCTATATAGTATAGCTACATCAGATGCCTCAGCATCTTCTAATACGTTAGGTGCTTCATGGTCTGGTGCTAGTAACTCAAACTCACAATGTAACCATATTCAATATAATAATGTAAGATGTCAGCCTGGTGGGGATATTACTATGATATCAGCCTTTTATCATAAGGGTGGCTATGGACACGTTTTACAAAACTGTAATGTTGAAAATATGGGTGGCACTATACAAAGTCTTGTATTGTATGATTCAGCTGGTGATCCAGTAGAGAATTGCTTGAAAATAACAGGTTTAAACTTTGAAATAACAGGTGATGTAGATACAGCATGTGTTAGAGCGTATAGCCCTAGAGGGCTGTTTGTATTTGATTATATACATGGTTATGTATCAGGTACATGCAGAGCTTTTGTAGAAGGGCATAATAAAGGTGGTTCACAACATCCTACAATCATTTTACGTGATTGTGAAGGACCTGCTGTAGCACCTTTATCAAGTGTAGTTACTGCTGCTAACCTTACTAATGGTAGGGGATATCAATACAATTGGGTTATAGAAAATGTAACACCTACTACACAAGAAGATATATTTGATGCATCTAACTGGGTATCAACTGGACCTGCAGTTTGGGACGGTGTAACAGAAAATGCTGTAATACCTGATAGAACACATGTAAGATATAGGCCATTATTTACTGATTTAAATGATTTTTATATAAATTCTGTAGATCAGGAAATACCTGACGTGAATGATTTTCCGCAGGTTGCATCTATATATGGTACAACAAATCCAACAGCAGCTGGTTTAACTCCTACTTATATAGGACAGATCTATGTAAAAACATCTTCACCTCAAACAGTTTATGTAGCTTTTGGGACTAGTAGCCCAGCAAATTGGTTAGCATTATGAGATATACTAGAGAAGATTTATTATTACTTGCAGCTGAATTACAATGTTGCATGGCTGAACAAGCTGAGAAGATTTTAAACAAAAGTGTTTTTAATCCTTTGAAGAGTTATAGTGTATTCGATATTTTATATCTAAGACGTGCTATAAAGATATTAAGTGAGTATGACCCAGACTCAGAAGATAATTGTCTTACTGAGGATGAGGTTATGAATATTATAGAAATTTCAAGAAGTAAGTGTTGTGGTTTAATTAGATTTGATGAAATATGTGAATCTAGATGTGTTACTACAGCATCTGGTGAGGAGATATGTTTTGAACTTTGTTTAACTGTTTCTGATCCAGCTGAATTACCAGACCCTGTAGGTGGATGTAGTTATGCATTACTAAGTTCTAACGATCCTGGTAATAGTTATACTTATGCATTATATAAGTATGATGAAACTGATGGTTGGGTTGTTATAGCACAAGCTATATTTACATTTTCTCCAGGTACAGAATCTGTAACAGGTATAGAATATACATCATTAGAAAGTTATATCCTTAATGTAAACGGAGTTAACTATAATTCTGGTGATGTTATAGAATTCCCAGGTGGGTTAGGTATAGTAACTTCTTATTTCCAATCTCCTGATGACTGTTTCTACAATATGGTAGATATAGGAAGTTATGCATTAACTTGTGAGAATTGTGGCGATGCTATTGATTTTGTTAGTAATCCTGGTGCAGATGGTATATATGTTGATGATAATAGTAAATTTTTGTATACAAGATCAGGTGGAGTGTTTAACTCTATATTACAGGAAGATTCTATAGAATCATCAAATTGCTTATGTGCTGGAGGTAATAACTATAATACAAACATGATCTCTACAGCTGGTAAAGTATTTAAAGCTACAAATCAGGTAACTACAAGTGGAGTAATAGATGTATATGATGGTGGGCTTACCCCAACATTACTTAGTACAATAACCTTAACTACTGGAGTGTACTGTAGGGCTATGGCTTATAATCCAAATGACGGGTTAATCTATTTTGTAAGTGCTTACTCTGCAAACACATTAAATACACTAGATCCAGTTACATACGCTGTTAACTATGGAGTATTAAGTACACTGGGATCAGGCGGTGGACTATTAAGAGAGATCTTCATAAATCCTATAACAAACGAAGCTTATATTATAGTAGATGGATCATCAGTTTATAATAATTTAATACATGTTGTTAATTTAACTGGTACACCCGCAGTATTAACAACTATTACACATACTTCGTTATCAGATACTGCCGTGTGGTATGGTAATACATATGGACCATCATTTATAGAATTTAATAAGGTAAATGGTGATGTATGGCTTATCATGAAGAAAACTTCTGAAGGAGCTGGTAATGATTTATTAATAATAGATCCTGTAACATATACACTAACAACTACTATAAACTCAGTTAGTGGATCTTACCCATTTACAAATGGACCTAATGGTACTGTTAGGAGTATAACATATTATGATGGCGATGGTACAATAGGTAGTGATAGATTCTTTGTTCAATATGTAGATGGTTCTATGTATAGTTATGATGCTAATGCTCCTTATACTGAGACTTTATTTATATCCGCTGCACCAGCAGCTCAACCTAATATTTACTATACTAAACTATTTAATAAACTGTTGTGGATTAAAGGAACTTCAGTTACAATATATAATCCAGAAGATTCTACAGATACATATGGAGTAGTCACACTATCTGGTAATAATGCCTCACGTCCAACAGAATTAACTGATTTTAATCAAATTGTATTTCATAGATATACAGATACAGATAATGTAATATTTGTAGGATTAGATACAGATAATGCTGTAGAGTGTGAAGATGGTCTTGTAGAGATGTTTATATCTAACAGTGGTCCTTATAAATGGGATTCTGTTAATTCAGAATGGGATAGTATGGCTACAATAGCGTTAGCATTAGACACACCGACTGTTGGAGAATTTACAGTAACATCTACATTACATCCAGATGTAATATCGGCTTGTTTAATGATTTCAACTGATGGTGGTATAACATATGAAACATATAGTGATACTTCATATACATTATATGCAAACATAGCTGATTGGGCGGCTGGTAGGGTTTATACTACTCCAGTAGGAGCTTTCTCAATAAAGTTGAAGATTAATACATCTACAGATTGTGTAATAGAAAGCGATGTAATAACATCACCTTAATTTTAAATCAATGAACATAATAAAAAATAATAAGAGATATAACTCTGATATTGCATTTAACCTAACTGGTAATGATCTAAAGATCTTACTAGACAGGATAAGAAAACCAGATGAATTGAAGTCACTATATGTAAAAAGCGCTAAGAGTGGGAATAAATATGTAAATCTATCTGGAGAGGATATTAAAATTTTAGTAAATAGTTTAGATTGTCCTAAAGACTGCATAAACATTGTAAAAAATAAAAGTAGATATGGAGCGAAAAATGAATTTATATTAACTGGTATAGATATAAAATGTTTAGTAGAATCTGCAGAAAATGCTTGTGGACCTTCCGATGAGTATTGTTTATATGAGTTTGATGTAACAGCTTATTATGGCGCACCAGTAACATCCTTTACTATACAACATCCAGATGTATTAGGCGGTCCAGTAACTATATCAGATTATACATCTGTTGGAGTAATTCAAGATGTATTCCCATACTTTATGAACGGTACAAATAGTTCACAGGCACAATCATTCCAAAATAAGGAGAAGATTTACTTATATGGTACAGAAGCTGAGACTGCAGCTTGGGAAATAAATGATGGATTTGGTAATTATGGACCATTAGAATGGACATTAGTAGAATGCGCTACCTCTGAACAGACTTGTTGGGAAGGAACTGTTGTACTTGATTTAGCTGCAGATCCAACTGCTAATTTCTTTGCTTATAATAACAATTCATACAGTCCTGCTAATAACGAAATATCTATAGCATATACATCTCTTACTGTAGAGGATGAATTAGCTGTATTTCTAAGATCCATATATGGTGGTACACCTGTAGTTACTATAAGGGATAGTGGTGGATCAGTTGATATACAAGTTTCAGGATTGACTAGAATAAATACTACAATACCTAATTTAATAAGTATGACATTTGTAACAGAAGTTACTGCTGGAGCTGGTGATACATTTGATGAACCAATTCTTACAGAAGTACCTTGTTAATAACTAAAAATAAATAAAAAAATATAAAATGGCGACAAAAATAGTAAGAGTAAATAGATATTGGACTGGTGAAGGGATACCAGTTCGTTCAGATTGGGGAGGGTTTTCAGGACTTTCAAAGAATGATTTATTTGAAGATAAATTAAGTGGTAAAGTTTATACATTTAATGGTTCAACTTTTGACTTAAATCCTTTTGGACATTTAAGTATTACAGGTGGTGGTACAGGTACTGGTACAGCTGGTAAAGATGCTACTGTACAAGTTGGTACTATAACTACAGCAACTGTACCATCTACTACACCCGCAAGTGTACAGATTGTAGATGCTAATCCTTCTACATCAGATGCTACATTAAACTTTTCTTTCTCTATACCTAAGGGAGAGAAGGGAGATCAAGGTGAACAGGGTCCCGCTGGTCCCATGGGCCCCGCAGGTCCAGCAGGTTCTGGCTCAGGCGCACCTGGTAAAGATGCAACAGTTAATATAGGAACTGTAACTACTACAACATTACCAGCTGGTTCTCAAGCTAGTGTACAAGTAGTTGATGTTAATACATCATCTTCAGATGCTACACTTAATTTTACATTTGCTATACCTCAAGGAGCGACTGGTCCACAAGGACCCTCTGGAACAGGTGGTGGTACTATAGGAGTAAGTCCTACTAGAATATATGTAATACCTAATGGAGTAGATGATACAGCTAATCTTCAGGCGGCTTTAAATGAACAAAGAACTACTGGTAAAAAAATTGAGTTAGCTGGTACATATAAATTATCTAGTGGATTAGTAATTGCTAAAGATCACTTATTTGTTAATATAGAAGGTTGGGCTAAATTACAAGCTATTAACCAAAATCCATGGACCTTCTTCTCTTCTCCAGTACCAGCGAGTACCGCAGAGGCTGAGGGACAATATACTCAACGTAAAATTAGGATGTCAAATCTTATCTTACAGGGTTGGGGTAAACAACAAACTGGTATTGACCTATTTGCTTGGGAAGGTGCTAAATTTGA